ACGGGATTTGGTTCAAATGAAAATATTTTAGAAAATGGGTTTTGTTTAGCTAGTATTATTGTCGCAACCCCATGGTTTGCCCCAATATCTATAAATATTTTATCTGTGACGTTATTAAACCTCTCTAATCCATATTCATTATTTTTTATTATTTCCGATACACATCCTAATCCAGATGGATCGGTTTCATTATATGCATATGAATATACATTATTATTAAAGCTAATTTCTTTTATTATCATATTTCATATTTTTTTAATAAATTACCAATTATACAATCGGGAACATTATACTGTCCTCCATCCGTGTCTATTAAGAAATTTTTCCATGCAAGATCACCACCGAACCAGTGAATACCAAGTGATTTGTGAGTAAAATTGGGAGATTTATTGGGATTCAAAAGATCCTCGGTCTCACCAGCTCTATGAGAATAAACCACATCCATTGATATATTAATAGCAAATGGCGTTATCTGCTCTACACTACCCTCATTTCTAAAATGTGCATTATATAAATCAGCCCCAAATGTTTGATAATGATAAGGACTGTAAGAATGTTTTGAAGATTCGTATAATTTTTCAAAAAACCGATTTCCGGGAGTTGCCATTAAAAATCCAATAGAATGCCCATAGTCTCGGTTACAATAAAATGTTTCAATATGATTATTACTTATATCGTTTAAATAAAACCATGACATTGGTTTAAAATAAAAAATATCCATATCTGACCATAATCCGCCAACAGTACTTAATAAATGTAGTCTAATTATATCTGACTTGTGAACTTCAGACATTTCATTACTATAACCTAAAGTTGTAAAATCAATAGGTGTTTTTGTAATTGGTAACTCCATTAATTTTTGGGTGAAGTCCGTTTCTGGCTGTGCTAATTTGTTTTCATGGGTCAGCCACGTTTTACCTATTGTTGGATGTGTAGGATAATAAAATCTAATTTCCCAATCTGGGTTTTTATCAATAAATGTTTTTACAGTAAGATATCGAAGATATGATAATTTACTTCCACCCCAATATTCATGTAAAATTTTTGGTATTTGTGTTAAATTCCACTCCATAATGGTGTTATGTTTGCGTAAGGTTTATTTTCTAATTGTATTTGATGGGATAAACGACGATTAATTTCGCATAAATGTGATACATTTGGATGAGTCCATAATGTTGAATGATATTGATGAATTACTGAAATATTATCATTAATAACCAAATTGAGTCCCAACATTCTTATTCTAGCAACAATCTCATCATCATCATATCCAATTCCCATTGCTAATCTTTCGTCGAAACCATTTAACTTCGCCATATTATTTCTTGTTAATGCGGCACAGAAATGATAATATGTTGGTCGATATACTGAATGGTTATACCACCCAGGATTATCTCCTCCAATATAGGCTTTCTGGGGAAAGATCTTTATATCGTCAGCTAGTGTTCCGTACTGACTTTGTAATGGAACTTTTTTATTTAGTTCAGGTGAAACCGCGTAACATGAAAACGATATGTATTTTGAATCATCGAGTTCTTCCTCAACACATTTCAAAACATCGTGTACATGTAAACATTCAGGATTTTGTAATATAATTTTATCCCCCTTTGATTCTTTAATTCCTATATTGAAAGGTACACATGGGTTGATATACCATTTGTTCTCTTTCTCAAGTCGGACAATTTTTAAAAACGGGAATTGATGCTTTAAATCCTCCAGCCTTTGTCCGGGATCACTCCCATCATCAACCGCTACTACTTCAATATCCTTAATTTCCGATTTCTTTATTGTTTTTAGGGTTTCTTCAAATAATTTTTTCCTATTGTAATAACTTGTAACTATCGATATCATAATCTTGGATCCCCCTCGTGGTATTCTACTTTCCCGATAACATAATTTCCTGTTGGTTTAAACGTTCTGAGAAATCTTTTATCAAAATCATTTTTATGAATGTGAGACATAAACTCTTTATTGTTCATTGCCATTTCTTTTGCCTGTTCTTCGTTATAAGCGGAAACATTGATGTAAACTGCGCATCCCTTATCACCATTAACGACATTATCATTTTTACAACAAACAGTAAAAACCGGAATTAAAGTTTCAAACAGGTCTTGAGACTTTTTAGTATCAGTATTAAAAACTTTCATATTAAAAATATATGTATTCTTTTCTTAAAAATCAAGCAGATATGGTTGCAATACCATTTTTTTCCATATCCTAAATATTTATAAGTAAAGTAATATTTATCAATATGAAAATCATTGTAAACGAAAATCAATTCAAAAAAATAATGGGGGTGGAAAATGTTCCAACTAGCCTTCTTATAGAACAAGTGTCTTCAAGTAATCCTACAAACCAATTATTTGTGATTCAACAAAAAATTAATGATATTCTTAACGATGAAAAAAGATTGGCAAGAATTCTTAATGATATTAATATTTCAGTTGATCTTTCTGGATCAGATGAATATAGTTTAACTCTTGGGGATAAAAAATATCCTATGAGACGAGTTAAACGTGGTGTCCACGCATTGGTAATACCTAAAGGGAAATCCATTGCTGGTGGTACTATACCAATATCACTTCTGATGCCCGAAATTGAAAAAATTCCGGAATATAAGGAAATGGTAATGAAAAACCCAAATATTAAGGCACAACTTGAAGGAAAGCCTATTTCAGCTGAATTATTTGCAGGAGACACGGGTGAACAGTCATATTTCCATTTTGAAGTTGTTGGCCCAGATTCAGAAAGAATGGATAGAAAACAAAAAAGAGCTGCTATTGATATAACCCGACCTTATCCACTAGGGGAGTTCTTTTTAAGACAACCTATACACTTAAAACTTCCTAAACAATTTGGTGAATTTTATGCTATTTTAAGTGCTTCAGATATTGAAAGTGGTGTATCACAAATTACTCTTATTGACCAACCACCAGGACAAGAAAAAAATAAACAACAAAATTTTATATCGCCAGAAAGATTCCAATTCCAAGGTCTTGGAGATGTCTTTAATTTCAGTGATGTTACATTTAAAAATGAACAGGCTGTAAATGGTTCATTACAAGAATATATTAGTCTGTTAAAAAGATTTGCAGAACAGTATGGTCAACCATTTATTGATTATGTAAAATCTCAAAATCCAACAGTTTATGGATATTCAAGTAGAGATGGAGATCCGAATGAAGCAATTCAGGGAAAATATCAACCATGCTCAGGTAATAAAACAAGATCAGATTATAATTTATGTTTATCTGTTGAGAGGGCTAAAATTATTGCAGAAATTTTAAATAAAAATCTACCCGAATTTGGTGGAATTTTTAAATATAAAGGTGTAGGAGAAACTGACAAATTTGGGCCAGCTTGGACACCTGAAAATGCGAAAACTATTACGCCAGTTGATACCGCACCAAATAGAAGATATCTACTTAATCCGTTTAAGAGTGCGTTTTACCCACAAACCCCTAATTAGCATAAATTAGAGAATCTTTGTTGGTTTCGTCTGAAGGAAGAACTTTATATCCATTTTTCTTTGCATCATCCCATGCGTTAGGTGATTTTTCACCAACAACGCCACATCCTATGATGAATACAAAGGTTATAATGATAAGACCAATAATGAATCTTCTCATACGGATAAAGCTGTTTTCAATCTTTTTCATTTTTATGTATTTTTATTATACGGTGTAAAGGTAAAAACTATTTTTGGATTTGCCAAATAAAAAAGGTGTCGAATTCGACACCTTTAAACCTTGTGATTTTATTATTGTTATTTAAAACGAAGTTCCGCAATTTGGACAGAACTTATGTGTTGACTTTTTTTGTCTAGCACCACAATTGGTACAGAAAACTTTAATATCCTCAGATACTAACGGTTTCTGAGATTCTGGAAGGATTTTCCATTTAGTTTCCCACGTCCAATATGTGTTAAAACTTGAGTAGTCGTGACCAAATGATTGGTTTGATATCGATCCTTTATCTATCCTTCCTGTTTCAATATTTGTGATAGATTTACTCATTTTTCTGGCTGACGGTGCAGATCTCTTCTGTTCCGTATCCATAGCCATAAAATCCATACTATCCATACAGGATTGGGGAGATACCGAGCTAGTGTACATTACCGATGCCGATGAAACTCCATCAAAATCCCTACCTGTATTTTTTATTGTCCCCATATTTCCCGTTGACCCCATATTTCCAAATACAGGGGCGGATGTGCTTCCACCGTACCATGTCGGCCAATTTGTTGTCCATGTGGTATATGTCACAGGATAATTATTAATGATTTCTTTATAGAATAAAACCCTAACATTACCATTATTTGCAATTGCTTGTTTTACCTCTTCATTCTTACCATTAACTTCGTATGTCTGAAACATAAACTTCCTAGCCTCTTCCAAGTATCTTTCAATGAATACTCTTTCTCCGGGGCGTAGAACAATACCAGCCCCAAGGGAATTCCCATTGAGTTCAATTTTAGCCATTACTTTGTCTGTTGTGGGATTAAATAATTCGAGTTCGAATTCATCACCGTTTCTGAGATATACGGTGTCATTGTTGTACTGTTTTAGTCGATGTTTACCTTTGGTTACATAAGCGACGGGCTCAGTACGCCCTACTGTTACTTTTTTCATACCTTATTTTTATTTTAATGTATTTGAGCCTCTATTTGTTGGTATCAATTCCAACTCAAATGTCGTTTTACCGGCACTAGAACCTCAATCACAAGGTTAAACATAAATATATATGAAAAAAAAAGTTTTGTAAATAGTTTATATACTTTTTACGTAGATTAATAAGCCACCGCTTATTAATTCGCCCCTCTCATTATTTTGTAATTTCAGTTCAACTTCATTATCTATTCCTATCCATCCAATATTAGCTTCTTCTGTGGTGATATTTGACCAGTCTATTGGAACTGTAATAGTATCATCCATTGGATCTTCAGATCCTTCAGGATAGTATGTAATAGATAATTCAATTTCTTGAGGGCCATTAAAATTGAAGACGCTTATTCCCTTAATTCCGTAACTTCTACCGTCCATTTCAATTTCAAATGTTACGTTAAACTTTACATTTGGAATCCATTCAATTTCATTACCATTATATGTTAGTCGATGATAATCAATGTTACAAGATACTTCTTGAGAATATTTGTTTTTATCCAACAATTCTTCGGAAAGTATTTTATCCATTAATTTTGTAGCCTGTTTTTCTGTTAGTATAAGTTTTTTCATTTTCATTTAGATTTTAACCAATTCACCTGTATTAACTTTTGAATTAATGTACTGTTCACCTTCTTCTAATTCAAAATATTGTGCTTTTAAATAACTTTCGTTAACATTACCGCCTTGTGGTTTAACAATTGATGTTTTAGAATAAAACATATAAAACCCTTCGTTTTGGTCAACATTACCGTCCCCTGATTTATAAGCAAACTTTTGGAAAATGTATTGTTTATCTCTCATTATTCTACCTTCAGCATTTAGATAAGGTTTAACATATGGTTTTGGTAATTGTGCAACATATTCTGGCGGTTTTACAATATCACCAGTTTCGGCGTTCATAATACCATATGGTATTTTTGTTTCTCTCATATTTCTCTGTCCTGTTGGCCTTTTTCTAATCAACGTAACCTGTTTTTCATCATCAGATAACCATCTATCCCAATTGGTACCGATAATTAATTTTTTAATAGCCAAAATACCTTCTTCGATACCGAGATTAGTTCTTAAAATTTTATTATCAAGATATTTGTAAAGATTCTCAGGTTTAATTTGAAGTCTAAGAATTTCTAAAATTCCATAAGGATTATTTGGATCATTACAAGTGAACCTAGTTTGAACATCACCATCCTCCAGCGAGGTTTTATCCACATATAATTTTCGTGTCTTCGGTCTCATTGTTAAAAACGCTTTAACATCATTGACATGTCTTCCCGAATCGACATATGCGTTTTGATATGATTCCGGTATCGTTCCGAAATAATATTTATTTCCAGGAGACATCGAAATTTTTTCAATAGTAAGATCATTCTTTTCTTTTGGTGTTATTCCAAAGTGAGGAAATAGACGTTCTTTACCGTTTAATACTGGATATTTATCGACAACTTCATCCCATCTTACTCCTGTTATGGTTTTATTATATAAATCCACAAGAGTATAGTTACCCCGTTGGTTGGACTGAATAGAAGTACAATAGTGTCTATCACTTACATCTCTAGTTGAATCCCAAGCATAATAGAAAGCGTGTTCTGGCCGATAATTTGTCCATAAATTTGAACGACTTTTATCATTAAGGGGGACCGTGGTACACCAATACACATTCCCTATATTATTCCCCTCTTCTTTTCTTTTTAAATTTAAGATTCGCTGTATGCTACCGTATATGATTGATTCATTTTTACTTTCAATTTTATAGACTTTAAGACCTCCTTCATCAATAATTTTATTTTCAGGATTATTCCATTTTTCTTTTGCAAGTTGTAATTGTTCCTCAAATGGAAGTTTTGTTCCCGGAACGAGGTTTTCCTCATCAATAACGGCGTTGGCTGCTCTAACATTATCCATATAGAATTCCATAACTTCCCATGGATAATTTATAATATCTTTCATCTTATCATTTTGTGATAAGACGGGTTCCATTCTTGGAAATCTCATTGCAAGTGCAGTTACTTCCGGAAGATTAATATAATGAGCCCGAGTTTGTGGATCAACATATCCATATGGATGGTATTCTCTTAGATTATCTTTTCTTAACCTAAAGAACCCAACCGCATCATCAAGTTGGAAATCACTTAACGCCGGATTTTCTTCTAACCATTTTTTCTTTGCCTGTTGGGTTAAAGATAATTGTTTTTGGGGTTTAGGTTGTCCTGGCTCTTGAGGTTGATCAGGGTCTTCCCCTTGGTCGTCGTTTTCATCGCCCTCATCACCGACAGGAAATTGTTCACCCGGTAATTCATCATTATCTTCTGGATTACCATTTAAAAATGGTTCTTCCGGTTCTGGTTGTTCTAACAACAATAAATCTCTAAATTTCATATGTTAATGTTTTATGTGAAAACTGCCATAACCAAATTCTTCAAGTTCAAGGTCGGTGGCTGAATTAAATAATCTTATTACCCCTTCAGATCCTTCTTTTCGATACATATCAATGAAAATTTTTAATAATACCTTTTGATCCATTCCCAATCTTGCAACAATTTCAGCAATATCGTTAAGTTTCAATAAATTGAGGTTATCGTTTTGTTCCTTTAATATATGCTCATATATAAGAGAATTAACTACTCCTTGAATCTGATCTTCGGTAAATATATATGTCTTCATATTCTAATTATACTTATAAATATAAAATTAATTGTATTTTGTAATTATAATGTCCATAATTTTACATATATTTAGTTAAATTATGAAGAGATGAACAAAATATTGCGCACCGAATTATTAACTTTTAATGATAAGTTATATAAAGTATATAGGAGAATACCGAAAGGTGTAATTAAAGAAAATCGTATTATTGATGTACGAAATGCATGGCATTGTGATACTGTCTTGAAAACCAAGAATCAGGATGAAGAAGAATATGTTTTTGTGTTTGAATGTCCAGATGCTGAAATTATTGAAGAGATTCCTTACCCTTCCCATCATCCTCACCCATCCCCAATTCCCCCTCTTTAACATTAGGGGTTTTCTTTGGTGGTAATTTTTTCTTTGTGGACTGGTTTAACTTATTAACAGCATCGAAATTTTTGACCACGTCATTTAATACGGCTGCAAACTCATAATGTTCAGCGTCTTCATTCTTTTTACATAAAACCGATATGAAGCTTTTTAATTCTTCATCAGTTAAATTTGCCTTGACTTTAGCACTGTTCTTTAAAAGATTCAATACTGTATATGATACCGTAAGTTTTTTTTCTTCCGATAAATCAAAATAATGGTCAACTTTAATTGCCGATAAAATATTCTGTGATATATTCTCAAGAAATGAGATGAATGAAGGGTGATTAACGTTAACTTTCATATCTCTGCGGTTTTGTTCTTTGTCTTCCATAATGTTATCTCAATAAATAGTTACATCGATACAAAGATAATAAAAAAATGGGGAATTGTACAAACTATTCCCCATTTTTTTTCTAACTACATAATCCTACTTTCCCCACTTCCCTCTACTAACAATTTGGGCTATGATTCCGTACACGGACATATCAACGAAAGAATCATCAATTGATTCTCCAACCATATCTTTCTTACTTAATAAGACAAGTTGCTTTAATCGTTGAACTTTATCGTTGACCCTAAACCATATTCCAGTTAATGAAACTTTAATTTCATCTGGATTGGAGAGTTTAGTCCCAACAGAAATGTTTTCGGGGCCATAATTTAGTTGTTTTTTACAGAACAATTCATATTGTTCATTCAGGATCTTCTTAAATTCCTTGGTGGTTTCGGGATATATCCTCTCACACTCAAGAACAGCTTCTGATTTTGTTACTTTTGACGATTTACTTTCTTCTTCTGACATAATTAATCTATTTTTGATGTTTATTTTATAAGATTATTAAAATATAATGAAAAAAAGACACAATACCAAATATTTATACAAAAACAATTAAGATGGCAACTAAAAAATCACAAGAAAAATCATCACACCCAGGAGAATCGGATCAGCCGAAACATAACCAACTAGTTCGAATGTTATCATTTAGAATTGTTCCTAACTATTATAAAAAAATTGAAAGGGTTGCTGACGATCAAAATACAACCGTTTCCGCGTTGATTAGAAAATACATTAAAGATGGTATGGTTAAAGATCTTGAAATGAAAGGTACAGATACCGATTTCAGGATTGATTAATTACTTATCAAATCTTCTCCTTGCACTTTCTGTTATGAACACATATTGGGCGTACCCTACAAAGTCGTCCAATTTTTTTGCGTTAGAATAACTCATTGCTGACCTTAAATAATCCTTAAAGTTTTCCGTCCACTGTTCCAATGTGTATTCAACTTTTTGATATTTTGTAATTCCCTCAGCGGTTACCAATTGTGACTTTCCCCAACTTCTTTGAACCGCTTTAGTACTCATTCCACGGTATTTCTTTTTAACAGGAAACCCCCATAACCATAATTTCTTGGCAAGATCATATCTGAGTTTTATTCCGTAAAGATAATTGAACCCCGAAGACCCAATGGATTTATTGAAGATACTTCCAACCATTACAAAATCAGCACCCAGTGCGAGAGCTTTAATAATGTCCGAGTAATTCCTCATCCCTCCATCTGCAACAATTTTAGTATGATAAAGACCAAGTTGAATTTTTTGTTTACGACACTCGGAAATTAATGAACCCATCGGATAATTGATAGATACATTAGAGGCTGTGGTACATCCAGCTCCCGTTCCAATAGAACATCTAACGTAATCGGCACCGGCAAGTGCCAAATTTGCAAACGTTTCGGGATTGGCAACATTACCAACCATAAGATTAATGTCGGGATATCTTGTTTTGATTGTTTTTATGATATCAATCAATTTTTTCATGTGCCCGTTTGCAATATCAATTAATATATTTTTATAATCCCCAAAATAATCAAGATAAATAATATCAGGATTTTTCAGTTGTTCCTCAATTTCACTTAATCCATATGATTTGAAAAACTCTTGTGATTGATATTGTTCAACTTGAACACCTCTAGGTATACATGGAACAATTCCTTCTCGGATATATTTCATATAGTTTTCGGCACAAACCACAGTATCCATCGGTGCTGCCATAAGTGGAAGCATTGTACGATAATCGAGAAAATCGGTACCAAGTTTACATTCTTTTCTACTTTCAATTTCACTAACCTCGGCTGGTATTAACACGATGTCATCCAGATCAAATTTTAAATCTCTCATCATTTAATGTTTTATTAAAAGATAAGAAAAATTACTCGAATTAAAAAATAACTAAATCAAAAAGTATTTATTGATATGGAAAAAGTGATTATAACAGAAGAAAAGGTAAAAGAAGTTTTAAATAAACTCTTATCCGAACAAATGAAAAAAGTTTCAAGACAAGACTTTAGTAGGGTTCAATTTAAAATTGAAGAATTACAGAACTCATTAAATGAAACAATTAAAGATTTTTCAAAGCTCCAATCAAACATACCTGATGGATTACAAACAGTATCCAAATCTAGATTGATTTCTATCGGAACGCAATTATCTATGGCTCAATCTGAAATAAGCAAACTTAAAGGTGGAATTAATAATTATAAAAAAAAGTTATATTCACACCAAACGCCACAAAATTCCGAAGTTTAGTACTTGAGTTTTCTCTTTATTTTGGTTATATTATTGTAATAAATTTTATACCGTGAAAGAGAAGAAAATTTTTATTCAAATTGCGTCCTATCGGGACAAAGAACTATTACCCACGCTTAAAGATTGTATTGAAAAATCAAAAAACCCGGAAAATCTTGTATTTTCTATTTGTTGGCAACACGCCAACGAAGACGAGTGGGATACATTATCTGAATATGAAAATGATAAAAGATTTAAAATCATTGATATTCCTCACTTACAGGCTCAAGGTCCGTGTTGGGCAAGAAACAAACTACAACAACAATATGACGATGAAGAATATACTCTTCAACTAGATTCCCATCACAGATTTGTTCAAGATTGGGATGAACAATTGATTGAAATGTATAAATCCTTAAAGGACAAGGGTTATGAAAAACCCCTATTAACCGGATACATTCCGTCCTACAACCCTTCAAATGATCCTAATGGTAGGGTAAATGTACCTTGGAGAATGAATTTTGATAGGTTTGCTCCAGAAGGGGTTGTTCATTTCTTACCCGCCACAATCGATGAATACAAAGAACTAACATTACCTGAACCCGCAAGATTTTATTCCGGGCATTTTACATTTGGATCAGGATCCTTCGTAAAGGAAGTTCCCCACGATCCAAATTATTATTTCCATGGTGAAGAAATTTCCCTTGCTGTTAGGGCTTATACATGGGGATATGATTTGTTTCATCCACATAAAGTTATTATATGGCATGAATATACAAGAAATGGAAAGGTTAAACAATGGGACGACGTCAAAAACTGGTACATAAAAAATGATGAATCTTTTAGGAGAAACAGAAAGTTATTCGGGATGGATAATGAACCTCAAGATATTGACTTTGGAATTTATGGATTTGGACCAGTTAGAACTCTTCAGGATTATGAAAGATATTCAGGAATATCATTTAAGAAACGATCTGTTCAGCAACATACATTAGACAAAAAGATACCACCAAACCCCATTTATGATACCGAAGAAGAATATGAAGCAACATTTGTACAGATGTTTAAACATTGTATTGATGTTGGGTATGATTTAGTTCAAGAACCCGATTACGATTTTTGGGTTGTAGCGTTCCACGGTCCGAACGATGAAACTTTGTTTAGAAAAGATGCTGATATAAATGAAATTCAATCAATGTTAAGAGACCCCGATGGGTATTGTAAAATATGGAGAGAATTCCAAACTTCAATTCAACCTAAATATTGGGTTGTGTGGCCTCATAGTAAATCAAAAGAATGGTGTGAAAGAATAACAGGAAATTTATAAAATATGGAAACAATTTTAGTACATCTTCCCGCGTATAGGGAACCAGAATTAATACCGACAATTAAAAGTGCTTTGGAAAATGCAACTCATCCGGACAGAATTCATTTCGGAATCTGTCGACAATATAATCCGGAGGATAAATTTGATAATCTTGATGAATACAAAGATGACCCCAGGTTTAAAATACATAATATGTTATTCACCGAAGCAAAGGGATTACCATACGCTAGAGCCATTATCAACGAACAACTTTTAACTGATGAAGATTTTGTGTGTCAATTAGATTCCCACCACAGATTTGCAGATGGATGGGATGTAACGTTAATAGATTGGTATCATAATCTACAAGATGAAGGTTATAATCCTCTTATTTGTGGTTATTTACCCTATTACGATCCTTTTGACGACCCTAAGGCAAGGGTAATGGAACCTTGGTTATCTGAAGCTGCCAGTTTCTATCCATTTGGAACTATTTTTATTCGACCTTGTGGAATACCAAATTGGAAACAACTCACAAAACCATTTCCAGCTAGATTTTTATCTGGACATTTCGCATTCGGTCCGAACAAATGGGCAAAAGAGGTTAGACACGATCCAAACATCTTTTTTAGTGGAGAGGAATTAAACCTAACTGTTCGTTCTTTTACTCACGGGTATGATTTATTTCACCCACACCGATGTATTATATGGCACGCAACAATGAGAACCGAAAGAGATGGAATGTTAGTATGGGACGATCAGAGTAAAAGAGGTGACACTTCATTCTGGAAAACTCAAGATATTGCTAGATCGAGAATTCGCCAACTATTGGGTGTTGAGAACAATGGACATGATTTAAGCGGATATGAACTTGGTACTGTTAGAACGGTAAGAGATTACGAGAAATACGCTGGAATACATTTTAAGAAGAGATCATTTCAAAAATGGACAACAGACCATAAATTCCCACCAAACCCACTAATTGAAAATGATGAAGAATGGGAAAATTCGTTTATGTTTTCATTTTATCACCTAGTTAATATAGAGAGGAACCAATTACCTGGCGATGATTACGATAGTATATTAGTTGCTTTTGATGATGAAAACGGTATTGGAATTGAGACAGAATCGATAAACGATTTTAGATTAAAGGTATTTATGGAAAAGGGTACACCAATTCATTATGAAAAAATGTTTCTTACAGATAAAAATCCGTCCAGATTGGTTTGTTGGGGTTATAGCCCGACACGGGGCTGGGCTGAGAGGGTTGAATTTAATATAAATGATGGTAAAAATTGAGGATGTAAAAATGGCCGATATTGGGTTTTATATAAACCTTGATAGTCGAACTGATAGAAATGAAAAATTACTTAAAGGGTTGAAAGAGTTCAACATTACCGGGATTGAAAGATATTCTGCTAGATGTGAAACTAATTGTCCGCAATTAAATCTAATAAACACAACATTTGATATTTATCGAAAATTTCTTGATACGGATGCTGAAACATTATTAATTTTAGAAGATGATTGTCTTTTTTTACCAATAATTAAAGTAAATACATCTGAAATTTTTAAGGAAATATATGATGTTGAGTGGGATTTATTCTGGCTCGGAGGTATAAACAGGAAACCACCGCTATCATATAAAGGTAAATGTTACCAATCGTCCTCACCCTCATATGCACAGTCATATATCATTAAAAGGAAAATGGCTGAAGGTGTTTTAACAAATTTTGTTGACAATTGGAACAATCTGAATCCAGACGAAATGTTATGTTTATTTGCCTATGGTTATGAGATGGCGGCAAACCCTAATTCATTTAATTTTTATCAATCCGAACAACCGTTAAATGACTTCCCAACCGAATACATTGCATTATGTTATGAAGAATCCTTTACAACACAATATAATTCTTTTTCCAATTTATGGGGATTTGAAACCACATTAGAAAATTGGATCCCTTTAAACCACCTGCAAAAATGATAAAATTAGTTACAGTTACTTGGGCATACGACGACAATGTTGAGAAGATTAAAGATACGTTTCTTTACAAATCATTTATTAAACATAACGACGAAAAAAACTTTATCCATTTTCATTATAACCGAAACAATTATAAAAAAGAAGAGGAGAATTTTAAAAATAGATTTGGATATCAATATGAATTCCTTTTATATAAAATCCATCTAATGAAAGATAGATTAAATGAAATTGAATGTGAATATTATATTTTTTCAGATGCGTTTGATGTGGTTTGTATGGGTGATATTAACACGATAACCCCGACCGTGCCGATATTATTCTCATCAGAAGCTAATCGTTATCCATCCAGTTATAGTGATTGGGGTGGGATAGATTATGACAAAGAACACTACAATAAAAAACATTTTCTAAACGCGGGCTTATTTTTGATTAAGAAGGACACGGCGGTTAAATTTTATAAAACCGTAATAGGTGAAGTAATGTTAAAAAATTTAAAGTCGTTTGGCGGGGATCAGGGAGTGTTTACATTTCATTATATGAGTAGATTAACTCCAGAAATTATTATAGATAAGGAAAACAAATTGTTTTTCTCTTCATTTGACAGATATTATAAGGACTATGTGGATTACCAATTTCCAATGTTTGTCCACGATAATGGTTGGGATTGGGGGAGCCATAGATTTATTTATAAATTTAATCTGAATGAAAGAGATTGAAAAACATTTTTAAAAAATATAAATATGAAAAAATACGCGCTAGTATCTACTTATTACTGTATGGGGTGTCCATATCCAACAATGGAATATGTAAAAAGAAAGTTCAATTATGATGGAGAAATTGAGGATTTATATGTGAATTTTTCCAACGATTTCGACCCGTGGCATGTTGACCACTTATCTGTTGGGGAATCGGGTAGAAAAGATTTGGTATATGGAAAGATATTCCGTCTTAAAGATTTTATCAAAGATAATATTTTGGGTAAATATAATTATGTTGCACATATTGATTTTATGGATACGAAATTCACCAGAAGTTTCATCGAAATGATGGATGAGTTTGTTCGTACTGGTGATGATCTTATTATATCAACAGAAAAGAAATGTTGGCCTATCATTGAGCACGTCCGAGTTTGGGTGAATGAACCATTGGAAGAAAAGGAATTTGAATATATAAATTCTGGGGCTATTATAAGTAAGACTGAGGTTTTCTATGAGTATCTAGAAAAATTAAGCGATTTATGCTTATCATCGTCCATTAACTTCAATGACGATCAGGGTGTGTGGCAATATTACAATCTGGCAATTAACAGACTTAATGCCGATAAAGAATGTAAATATTTCTTTTCAACGGCATATTTGGATGAGACATATTATTCTAATGTTGATGGGCATATAAAAACTAAATTTGGTACTTATCCGTATTTAATTCACGATAACTCATCATTCAACTTAAATTTAATTAACAAAATATGAAAAATATATCAGGATGGTTCACATATGACGGAACCACAACAATGCAACATGAAAACATCAGTGAAACTCTGACTCAATTATTTTTAGAAACTTCGCCATCTCAAATCTTAGAAATAGGAACATCTTACGGGGGTTTAACTTTGTTAATAAGAGATATTTTAGATAAGGTTAACCTTCCCATCACAACATTACGTTCATATGATGTTATTGAAACAAATAGATATTGGCTTGAAGATAGAATTAAAAATGGTGGAAACATTGAATTGATAATTAAAAATGTTTTCACTCACTCCTATTTTGAATTAAATAATGAAAACAGGGATGAGATAGTTGAATATATTCAACGTCCTGGACGTACAATTGTGATGTGTGATGGTGGGAGTAAAAAGAATGAATTTGTAATATTATCGGAACATCTAAAATCGGGAGATATTATTATGGCACATGATTACTCTCCAAATGAAGAATACTTTAATCAATATATTCATAATAAAATATGGAATTGGATGGAAATCCAAGATAGTGATATTGAAAATTCAGTTGTAAAACATAATTTAGAACCCTTTATGTCGGACGAATTTAAGAAAGTCGTATGGGTATGTAAAAGAAAAAAATAATATGAAAGTAAGTAAAGATTTAACAATTGTAACTGGATTATGGGATCTTAATCGACCAGGCAGAGATTTTAAAGAACATTACATTGAAAACTTTAAAAGGTTTTTAGATATTCCGGTTAATATGTTCATATACATTCCTAAAGAGTATGAATATGTGGTATGGGAAAAAAGAGATAAAGAAAACACATATGTGAAAATTGCCGATTTAGATTATTTAAAAACATTATATTCCCCTTTCTTTGAAAAAACCCAAGAAATTCGTACTAATCCAAGTTGGCATAATATAACGGGTGAACACGGATGGTTAAAAAACAGTCCTCAAGCAACTTTAGAATATTATAATGTAGTTGTACAATCCAAAATGTTTTTAGTTAACGATGCAACAATTTGGAATCCGTTTAATACAGAATATTTTGTTTGGCTAGATGCTGGCATCACTAACACGGTTAACGCTAATCTTCTTACGGAGAAACGTGCATTTGATAGGATAGTGCCACACTTAAATAGTTTTTTGTTTTTATCTTACCCATATGAAACTCAAAGTGAGATTCATGGGTTTGACTACCTTGGAATGAAAAAATATGCTGGTGATGAAGTTAAATACGTTTGCAGAGGTGGTTTATTTGGTGGTAAAAAGGAGATTATTAATCAAGCGAACTCTACCTATTACTCCACCCTCCAACGAACCTTAAATGATGGTTATATGGGTACTGAAGAAAGTATATTTACAATTATGTCATATAAAGAGCCCCACATTTATGACAGATATGCTTTAGATGAGAACGGATTTGTTGTAAAATTCATTGAGTCTCTATTGAATGAGGATGTTCCCATTGAGCCGATACCAGTAAAAAAGAAAATTCTATCAATCACCCATAGAGATCTGGCGAAGATTAAAACAAACCTATATATTTTAACCTTTAATTTTCCTAAACAATTATTACATACAATAGAATCGATGAAAAAAGTTCCAGAATGGTTAGAGAAACCTCACTTGGTACTAATTGATAATTCAACCGATGAAATTGCCAAAACAGAAAATGAAAAGATTGCAGGAGAATATAATATGGAATATATTCTGATGAATAAAAATACTGGCATATGTGGGGGACGACAGAAGGCTGCAGAACATTTCCACGAATCTGATGCCGATTATATGTTTTTCTTTGAGGATGATATGACTATTAATTCTAACGAATTGGAAGGACAATTTTGTAGAAATGGTTTTCGAAAATATATTCCTAATTTATATGATATTCTTCATAAAATTATAATGAAAGAAAAATTTGATTTCTTAAAAGTATCATTTACCGAAGTCTATTTTGATAACGATAAGGCTCTTCCATGGTATAATGTTCCTCAACACATCCGTACCCGGGACTGGCCAGATTACGATAAGCTACCCGTAAATGGTTTGGATCCTAACTCTCCCCCAGCCAAATATGATTACATAAAAATTCAGGATGGGGTTGCTTATATCTCAGGAGAAGTTAATTATTGTAATTGGCCAATGATTGTGTCAAAAGAAGGAAATAAGAAAATCTTTATCGACACTAAATGGGATCATCCATATGAACAAACATGGAGTTCACACGTACATCAAATAACTAAAGAAGGAAAAATACATTCTGCTGTATTACTTGCTTCACCAATATGGCATGATAGAATATTGTGGTATAAGCCTGAAGAAAGAAGAGAAAACTAATTTATTTCTTTTTATTCTTTTCGGGAACAGTTATCCCGGTTTTTAATGTTTCTCTTTTATCGTTAGCATCTTTTACCGCTGCTTTATGTTGTTTAAGGAGAGCTTCTTTTTCCTCGTCTGACATGTTAAATGGTCTCATACTTTTTCTTTTACATTTTTCATTATGTCTAATGACACTTCTTTTTTATTAAATAAAACTTGGCATTTTTCATACTCCTCCTCATTCTCTAAAATCTTTATCATTTTATCGATGACCTCGACGTATAACTCCAAATCATTATTGTAGTTCAAAACTGAATTTGTTATAAAATAATCATTTAAAGTGTCATAGTCAAGGTTTCTTAAATAATCATAGATCATTCGAGTTTCAGTATCATCATAATTACCAATATGAATAATACGCGTGGCCTGAAGTAAAAAATTGATTGACATTTGCTATATAAATATCTAAAACCTAATATAAGATATATTTATAGGTATATGAAACTAATCATCACTGAATCACAAGCCCAATTTTTATTTGAAGATTGGAAATCTGGAGTCAAAAATTATGCTGGCGAGAAATTAAACTCACTCAGTCAGTGGGGGGCTGAAAAGGCTGCAAACATTGTTACAGATGTAGGACCTGATGTTGCAAACTGGGCTATAAAACAACAAACAGGTGGGGAATCTCCAACTGAATTGTCTCCTGAGATAGCTGCAAGATTTAATGATATTGATATAGAAAAAACAGCTCCTAATCTTTCTAAATTTATGTCGTCAATTAAAAACCCGACAGCGGCCACAGGTGCTGGTGATGTTTTTAAAAACTTAGAACTCTCCATAAAACCCGGAGAAATGTTACACCCATTGGGTCGTAAAGTTAAAATTTCCAGTCTTTTTGGAAATAGAAATATTAAAGGTGAACCTAAAGCTACTAAATTTCATAGAGCGGTTGACTTTGATGCTCGTTCAGGAAGTCCTATATACGCCCCATTGGATGGCGTGGTGGTTCGCGCTGAAGATACTAGCCCAAATGGTTGTGGTGGACATGTTCGGTTAAATCACAGTAAAGAAATGGATACCAAATATTGTCATTTAAGAAGTTGGAAGGTTAAAAAAGGTGATAAAGTAAAAAAAGGACAAATCATTGGTTATACTGGCGGAGGTGAAAATGATCCATATCAAGGTGTTTCTACTGGTCCACATTTACATTATGAGATCGTAGTTAATGGAACATCGGTTGATCCATTAAAAGTTCAAACAAATTTAGCATAGATGGAAGACTCTAAAAAGAAAAAATTGACGGGGTTTACCAAATTCGTTGTAAAGGAATTGAAAATAAAAAATCCTCCTACTATTGCTATATTGGATAAAAGGGATGGATTGAAAACCACGGCAAATTACGATTATTCCAAAGAGAATAAAATCGTCAAAATATTTGGAGGACCGAGACTTACTGTTGATATTATGAGGAGTATTGCTCATGAATTGACCCATCATAAACAATGGGAGGATGGTAAATTAAAAGTGAAACCACCCGATATAGGTGGTCCCATTGAAGATGAAGCAAATGCAAAAGCTGGACAGTTTATTAAAATGTATGCTAAGATTGACTCAACAATTTATGATGACTAATTATAATCTTCTAAATGTCAAAACCATACTTTCTTGAAAGAAGAAATCAACACTTGTATTCATCCTAAACATAGTCCAAACTCTCGGATATAACAATTTAATTGTTTCTAACCCACATGAAACAATTTGAATATGTCGATGTCCATCATCGATTGTTATTCCACTAAATTCACCCGAAATTAAATCTTTATTCACACCATAATATGAATACTCATAATAACCTCTTTGTCCATTAACGGTCGTCGGAATCCCGACAATGTTATTTTCAAATTCCCAAACTGTTTTATCGATAATAAATTTATCATACCACCTAGTGTTGGGGTCGTTATACGACTGACTAAAATGAATTATTTCTCCATCAATTTCAACAGGAGTGTAATCTTGAACCACAACCGTATCATTTAAAATATGATACGAGCCGTCAGGTACACTACCACCGTTAGAGAGTTCAACATTCATCAATATCCATTGTCCAGATAATTGTGGATAGGTTTCGTCTTCATAAATTTCACATCCAAAAAGGAAGGGAACTAACAGTAAAAGATAAATTAATTTTTTCATTTTTTTTGTTTTTATAATTAGACACTACAAATATAGAAAGAATATTTGGATTGGCAATGCAATTTAATGTTTTTTTCAATATTTATTGAGATGAGATATATGATATCCGAAAAACAGTTAGCAAATTTAATTATTAAACAAACCGCTGAGGTTAGTGAACAGGATGATACGTCAACATCAAGTAGTACCGATGTTGGAACTAGCCAGAAAGCAAGTGACTACCCATCGTACCCGGAAACTGGAAAATGGGAGAGTAAACTTACAAGAGGCCCAGCTAACCAAGTAGACACAAAATCAAAATGGTCGGATGTAGTCGGAAGCAAATTAACCAGAGGGCATGCAAATCCTTTAAAATAATGTATTTATAAAAAACAAAATCATGGAAGAGAACAAAGAAATGTTAAACGAGTCATTAAAAAAAATCAAAGGATTAATGTATTATGACAAATCGTTAACAGCAACCGAAAATAAAGAAAAAATTCAAGAACAACTTTTAGCTCCAGCAGCGGCTGCAGCTTATGGTGGTAAAAAACTTATTGATAGATATCGTCAAAAAAATAAAGTAGATGTTAGACCCGGAGAAATAGCAAGAGCCGTTAAAAATCTCCATAAAAATATGGAAGGACGTTTACTCAGATCTAATGGGGGTGAAATGACCAATAGTCTTAATCAGATTAAAACTCTTAGCGGAAGAAAAATCAATGGTGAAGATGCTGTTGAAGTTGTAAAGGGTGAATATAAAAGATTATATGGTACCGATTTGGTTGCCGATATCACAAAAAAAGGTGAAAAAGTAAATTATAAAGGTATAACAAAACAAAAAGAATTACTAAGTCTTCTTGGTGGTGGCGGAGCTCAACCAACAAACGAACCAACAAAAGACCCTGTAGCAAAAACAGCATCATACGTACCGTGTCAAGGTGGAATTAATAAATTCGGTTGTAAATCAGATTCAATTGCTAAGATACAACAAGCAGCTGGATTAAAAGCTGATGGTATGTTTGGTAAAAAGACACAAGCAAAATTGTCACAAGTGGCTCCTGAATTTAGTAAACAATTTTCAGATACAGATGTACCTGCAATTATAGCTAAATTAACCCCAGCAAAAAATGATGTTGAGACTCCAAACCCAGTAGCAAATATTGATTCACCAAAGCCGATAACAGCAAATATTGATACAAGTAAAATAGGATCAATGTCTCCCACATCGGCACCTAAAGCCAATACAATACCAAGACCCGGTCAACAAAACGAATCAGATCCTAAAGTTAAAGAGGATATGTTTAAGAAACCGGAAATTAAACCTGGTGGTTACAAAATGGCTCAGGGGTTCGTAAATGAATCTTTAAATAATAAAGATCAGTGGAGAAAAAATAAACAAGAAAGACTTGACAGAAAATTCGGAAGAATCAAATAAAACTAACCTTCGCGATATTTATCTAAGAGGGTATGGATTGGTCCCCATACCACGATAAAGTTTTCAAACGAAAAGGAGGTGTTTCTATCTCGACAAAGAGGCTTCGGCCTCTTTGTTCGTTATACCAACTTTTAAAGCATAAAAAAAGGTACTTTACTAAAGTACCTTTTTTGTTTAATACTATCGTTCTTTAAGTTTATTTATTCTTTATGGCTATTTTCCGTCGAATCCGACGAAGTACCGGAATTTATCATATTCAGTATCCTCTGTTTTGGATTAGTTTCCTGAATAATCTTACTATAAAATTTATCGAATCGAGAATCCATATCTCTATAAAGATTTTGGATTTTGTGATCTATCTCACCAATTTCTGTACCAACAGTTTTCCTAATATCATCGAGTTGCTGTTGAGTTCCAATATCGATGTTATTTGAGTTACGTTCTAATCTCATTACCTTAACTAGAGCCACGACGCCACCTATTGCAAAAGCAATAACTAACACCAGACCCATACCTAAAATAAGTGATAGTAAATCTACTGTCATTTTTTAATCTCCTATATGGTAAAGAACGATAGTATTTGTGGAGGTGCGCGATATCGCTTCGCGGTCTTTCCTGTTCAACAATAAATTACTACAAGTTTATTCCGTTATTCATAACGGACAAATATTCGGTTCCTATTTTGCCACCGTTACCAAAAACTGTGGAGGGTTCACTTATAATAAAGTAGCACCCCAAACGAGACTCTTAACACTTTTATGGTTGTATTACACCTTAAGCACTTCTGTTACCAGGTACATGTGCCCCGACCCTCTCGTTTGTTCGCCTAAGCTACTGAAACGTTAGAAGTTGCAAGTAAACCTGCAATTTCCATGTTTTTGTAAACGTTGCCGTCTAAAAGTTACCACCGTGTATTAAAGTCATAGATGACATCTGACTACTTGCAATTTATCCTTGATACTTGAAATCAAGTCAATTCACCCCCGTATTTTCAAAGAACAGTACAAATGTAAAGTAAATATTTTACATTACCAAATAATAAATATTATTTATTTTGGAAAAGATGGGTTAAAATCTTCTGAATGTGTTCTGGCGACGTATCCGGAACTTCAGTTGGACCCCATCCGTATTTCTTTTTAAAATGTAAATAACCCTTTTGGTAATTTTCTTGCCATTCTGGTGTATGTCCAATTGTTGAGTTTTCTATACAACCATCAATGTCCTTTATATATTTCCAAGATTCATTGATGTCAGCGAACCACCAATAAGGAGTTGTGAATCCGTTTTTAAACGCATCCATAGTATGGTCAACATGTTCCCAAGCATTTTTATAAACAACATCAAAACCACCAATCTTTTCAAGAACCTCTCGTTGATAATATGAAAATGCTCCGACTGAATTTGGATACATTGCTATCTCATGCCCGTTTGGATATTTAACAATTTGTCTTGGATTCGGTTCGGTAAGATGTTCTTGTTTTGCCCTATCTTCTAAATTATTAAATCCTTGGGATCCCTTTTTATTGGCTGGACCCTGTAACGCGTAATTTAAGTGTTTTACCCCGGTGTTAAGAGATGTTTGAATATATTTGTCGAATACGGATTCATCCTGAATTAAGATGTCATCTTCTATAATAAAGATATGATCACACCCTTGTTCCATAAGATAATTGATGGCAGACGTTTTAGCCTGTCCAACCGATTTATTTGTTTCATGTTGGATTATGTGGGCGTGTTCAGGATATGATGATGGGTCATATGGTGTACCGTCATTAACGATAACAAAATGTTTAACCCATCCGGGAATCGTTGCTGCGGACTGTTTAATCCTATCTTCAGCTTTATACGTTACCATTCCAACACCTATATTATCTTTGGTATAATTTATCTTTTCAAAAAGACTTTTATTACTTGTCATTTTAAGAGGAAGAACGTCTTTAAATTTTTCTTCGAACTGTTTTTTATTTTCTTCCCATTGTTCGTTTGTTTGTCCAACAGACTTATGTAACAAATCGAATCTGGTAGTAACTCCAATCTTCACCCCTTCGATATAATTTTTAATAAAGAATGGAATATCATAAAAGTGGAAACCTTTAAAATCTTCATCAAAATTGTGTTTAATTTTTCGTTTATCAACAATGAAGAATACTCCATCACAAGTCACAACATCTTTTAATGTATCAATCAGTGACTCTGATGAGTATTTGTTAGTCCATATTTTTCCATTTTGTGTATGAGACATTTTTCCGTGCATAGATTTCCGGATATCCCACCAAGTTCCATTAACTAAATCAGTAGTTCCTGCAACACCAATGATACCATACTCAGGAAAATTTTCAAACAATTTATTGATTTTGTTTGACATATTAGTTGAGTTGATAATGAGATCATCGTGCATAAAGACGATATAATTATTAGTTGCCTCTTTCAATCCTTTATTATATACCTCAGATAATGACATTTTATTGTCATTTTCGTAAATGAGAAATTCAGTTTTCGGATGAGAAAAGGCTTTTTTTACCGTGTTTATATGTTTCTCATCAATTTGTCTTGTTGATATTACTACTGTTAATAATTCCATGGGTCTTGTATGTTTACAATAAAATCCCCGTCGAGTTCTTTTAACGAGGCTACAATTGGTTTATTTGATGGTATATACCTTCGGGTACACGTTGTTGCGTTGATATATGTGGTTCCGTTATGTATTTTATATCCGTGTTGCTCGTGTATGTGCCCGAAGACGTGAATTAACGGTTTAACTCTTTCCGCGTGATATGTAAGAGATGAACATCCACAGGGTTCACCTTCCATATTTATATCAAGAATACCTTCTGGAGGACCGTGAGTAATTAAAACATCGGTATCTTCAGGAATTTTTTCCCAATATGTGTGCAATTCGCTTCTTGGAACATTAAATGCCCAATTCATAAAATCTGGTTGCCACGGAGATCCATAAAATTTTATTGGCCGTGAAAATTCAGGACTCTCAATTGTGAATGAAGAATCTTCAAGATATACACAATCTGATTGTGATAAATTTTCATCATTGATGTATTGACTTAACCAATCGGGTTTTCTTTCAAAACACCAATCGTGGTTTCCTGCAATAAAAATTTTTGAGTCAAACCCTTTGATATTCATAAACCAATGAATGAATTGTTCTAAATTTGGTCTACTTCCAATATTTGTTAAGTCGCCTGCGTGAATGAGGACATCCCCTTCTGGCAATGGATGTAACATCGAATTATGTAATCCGTGTGTGTCTGATATAAAAACTATTTTCATAATATTACAAATATAGTTTTTTTTTTCGAGAAAAACAATTATCTTTGTGTATTATTAACAAAAGTCTAATATATGTTTACATTTTATGAAGTAGGAGGGAAGATTAGGGATGAAATTCTCGGATTAAAATCTAAGGATGTTGATTATGTTGCCGTTCCAAACGAGTTATTGTTACGTAATTATTCTGAAGCTTCAGAAATGTTCGGGGTATTAATCAAATACCTTAAAGAACAAAATTTTGAAATCTTCTTAATTACACCTGATTGTTATACCATCAGGGCAAGATTTCCTGAAGGACACAAATACGTCGGTGTTGCAGACTTTGTAATGGCTCGAAAAGAAATTGGGTATATACCGAACACTCGAACGCCAATAGTTAAGCCAGGGACGTTATATGACGATCTGGAAAGACGTGACTTTACCCTTAACGCTTTAGCAAGAGGTGACGACGGTGAAATTGTTGATTTCTTCAATGGGTTAAACGATTTAAAAAATGGTATTTTAAGAACGCCATTGGATTGCACAATTACCTTTGATGATGATCCGTTGAGGATTTTAAGAGCTATTAGGTTTTCCATAACAAAAGGATTTACCATTCCGAAAGAAATGTGGTATGTAATTTATCACTATGATTATGAGAAAAAAATGGGTGTGGTCTCAGGTGAACGTATAAGAGAAGAATTATATAAGTGTTTTAAACATGACACCTTGGAGACTTGGAACAGATTAAATGTTTTCCCGTATTTAAGGGATTATATTTTTACTAAGACTAAATTGTGGATGAAACCCACATTTGAGGAATAAAAAGAAAGGTCGGATATTTCCGACCTTTTTTGTTATATGTTATTAAGTTCATTTTGTAGATCTTCCGAATTTGGGATTCCCCTTGCTCTTAATTCAAGAGCTAATTTACGAGCCGTTAACCTATCAATTGCCCCATCAAAAGATTCAAGACTTGCATCTGTTTGAAATTGTTCGACCGCCTTTTTAGTTTCAGGTCCAAATTTTCCGTCCTCCCCGGATGGTAAACTATATCCTAATAATACTAATCCTTTTTGAACTGCCTGAACAACGGGGTTTACTGTGTATTTACCAATATGTCCTTGATATTCTGCTCCAACATCACTTCTTATATAGTTTAATGATTCTAATGATGTTTCGGACGGATCAAGATCTGGTAATTCAGCGAGTGCTTGTTCGTCAAATTGACCTTCAGGTGTTATTACATCTGTTAATCTTTTTATAAAGAATGGAACAAATTTACCCTTACCTCTTCTTACCCACGGTGCGGCAACTGCGTTAAAAATAAAATTACCGTTAGTTGCCGAAAATTGTGATCCATCGGTAAGATTTCTACAAATTACCCCATCAGGAGTAGTTTTAAGAATTTGTATATTAATAACCCTATTACTTTTTGGTACAACGTACTTATATTTTCCTCCAACACCCATTCCTAAATTTCTCAACGCCTTTCCGGTTAAACGACCTTCTGGTACGCCAGCTCTTAGAATGTTATCTAATTTTTTGATACCAAATAAACGTAATATTCTACCACCTCTACGAGCTGTTTTTCCTACAATTCCACCAGTTTTACTAACTACTTTTTTGTTATAGATTTTATCGGCTTCTTTTTTCCTAAATGCTGCTGATTGTGGGCCTTCAGGAACTGCTTTCCTTGCGTTAGTAATTAAATCATCAAACGAAGATTTGATCCCAGTTATAATGGTATCCATTTGAGTCGTTATTGTCTTACTATATTTACCAAGGACTTTTTTACCTAAAGGTGTGGCAACTGCCCTCTGAATCATTCTTGGAATAGACGATAATATTTTACTTAAATTTTTGTAAATTATTTCAAGACCAGCAAGTACTGTTTTATTCATCGCTTTTTTCGCTCCATATTTCACGAAACGTTTCATTGGTATTGCTACCGCTTGTAACGGACCAGGAATTATTACAAAAGCCAAAGTAATAGCCCCCATAATAAATAATTTTTTCCTTGTGGTTGCGTCTTTAGTAAAAATAGCTTCTATAAAATAACTTGTACCATTAACTGCATCAACAATAGCTCCAGACCCGGGAACGATAAAGTCCATCCCCAAAGATGCCACATCTCCAACTGTATGTAAAATGTCACTTACTGACCATTTTTCGGTCAAAGGCATTAACTCACCAGTTTCACATGAATAAAAATTGTTTTCAAAAACAACATACTTCATATCACTGGTGAACCTGAAAGATTGGATATTTTCTCTAATAATTTGAGGATTTAACGTCAAACTATGTTCGTTAAGTATTTTTTTTCTTTCCTCTTCGGTAACGTTGATATGAGTACTATATGTCATAACTTATAAATATGATATTTTATCCTTTCTATTTACGAAAGGGATACATATAAATAGTATGAAAAACGAGTTTTATCTATACGCTAAATAGTTTTCTGAATTCGGTTCTATTTGGTTGGGATTAAAATAAGATAAGAATGTTTCGTCGGGTAGCATTAAAATTCCCTGATATAACTTAATTGATGTTTTTGCATCAATAGATATCATAAGCTTTCTCATAGCATTTTCATATCCCCGTGCGGAAGCAAATCTATCTCCACTATCGTTAACATATCCTTTATCAGATGTCAAATGGGATACATCTTTGTAAATGGTGTCACCCTTAGATGTTATGTTTATTAGATATCTCTCATTTATTAATTTAAGATAGGGTTCTATCGACTCATTCGGAGTTTTATATGTATATAGAACTTGTCCATTATCATATGTCCCTACATTCCAAACCGAATTACTGTTTACAGCCTTACCTTTTGTTCCAAAATGAGATTCAAGTAACCCTTGAGCTAGTACAAAAATAATATCAGTATTGTATTCCAAACATTTTTCAACAATACAATTTGCGGATAATTTTGTTTCAGGAGCAACTTCGTTAAAATAACGTTCAACTTCCAATATTAAGCTATTTTCCATTTTTAATTTAACGGCCTCAATATACAATTTTTCTTTTGACTCTGTCCTATCTTGAATTATAGGAGAATCACTAATACTTACAGATCCGGGGGTAATTACACTTATATTAAATAAAAATAAAAAGGAAATTAAAGTAACCCTCTTCATGTGAATCGATGACCACATTTTATCAAGAATTTTTATTACTTCAACGCTCATTTTAATTTGATTTTTTGATAATTGTTTCATGGTTTAAAATTTATTAAATGCAAAGGTAACAATATTTTCTTATTTTCCAAGAAAATCACCTATTATTTTAAATTCAAAAGACCTTGTAGTTGGTCTGCAAGGTCTGATCCACAGTAAATTTTATCTGTGTTGGGTGGTATCCATGGTCGCGATAATGCCTTAAGCATATCAATATCTTCGGTCACATTTTGTTGCAATCGAACATACTCCATTAAACCTATTTGGGGTTTATTATCTTTGGGATTGTGGTCTTTTTTTTCCATTTGCTTTGTCTCTACGAAAACTAAATTCGTTGAATCCATGTTGGGAGATTTTATATTTGTCCTCAACTTCAACGATTTCTTTTTCTCCGATACCTAATACTCCACCCATAAACATTTGAATTTCTTGGAAAGCAGTAAAGCTATCCATTACTTTATAAAACTCATAATCTTTTAGTATGGGGTTTGTAATGAGAACATCATTACGGTGGTATCTTTTAATGAACTTTCTGTCATAATCACTATCGTATATAAATATCGGGGTTTTTAGTTTTCTAAAGATTTCCAATGGATTATATGTTAAAATGTAATTGATGTCATCAATTAAATTACCATACCAACTCTTATGTGTTATCTCATTTTTGATGAATTCTAAATCATAAGTGATGAAAGTTTCGAATTTCGTGCCATAAAAACTATCAAAATCCTCTTTATAAAATTTCCACCCTATGTATAATTTTCCACAAAACCCAACAATGAATGGCGAGCCATCTTCATATCTCGACCCCTTTTTAATTGAGTGAGAACATATGTTATGAAATGGAGTAATATTCCTTTTATGCCAACCCTTTCTCGCCGAAAATGGATCTATAAATGTCTCCCTATTTTCGTTAATTACGGTGTTGCGATCATATACAATTGACTTATCGATACCCACTGTACCGACAACCCCATCGTAATAATCTTTCGTTTTTGAAATGATGTACATATCTAATCATTTATTATTGTACCGAGAATGGGACTCGAACCCACACGAGCAAATGCCCACAGCATTTTAAGTGCTGCATGTCTGCCAATTCCATCATCTCGGCATTTGACAAAGATAAGTATAATATTTGACATTTCCAAATTTGTCCTCCCCGTAGGACTCGAACCTACAAACCCGAATATGGGTACCAGAGTCAAAGTCTGGCGCATTTGTCCATTCTGCCAGAGGAGAATATTGTTGCCCCGCAAGGGTTCGAACCTTGAGTCACAGCATCCAAAGTGCCGTATGTTAACCAATTACACCACAGGGCAATATAGTTGTTGTCTCGGAGGAGTACGATTCCCCAGTCTTCTGGTCCAGAGCCAGACATGTTACCAATTACACTACGAGACAATATCGCGTAATAAAGTGATAAATCAAAATATCACGCTTTTGGGTGAATGATGGGACTTGAACCCACATGGTCTTTTCAGATTCCAGCTTCACAGGCTGGTCGGACACCAATTACCGGCTACATACACCATTTATTAAATCTTTTTCATATTTTTCTTTCCATTTTTTTATTGACACGTCACTTACTCCATATTTTCTGCCAGTTGCTGAGTATCCAAAAATATTTATTTCTGTTATTAAATCTTCATATGACGGACGATTAACTTTAGTCGGGATGGCAGGACTCGAACCTGCGATGACTTGCGTTCCCCCATGTTCCCAAAACACGTATGCTACCAACTACACCACATCCCGAAATTTATCGTCTCCACAACCGATAAATTATATTTATAGGTTATTTAACCGATAATTGTACACCCGGGAGGACTCGAACCTCAATCTCAAGATCCGTAGTCTAGTGTTCTATCCATTGAACTACGGGTGCGAATTGTACACCTGAAGGGATTCGAACCCATATTCTCATCCAATTACCGCTCTCTAGTTTCGAAAGTTTCGAAGACTAGGGGGATACAGGTGCATTAAATGTCAAAGAACAATCGTCTGGGTGGCAGGATTCGAACCTGCGGACCCGTGCTTCCAGGGCACGGTAGTATAACCATCTGCAATACACCCAGTTTTAAATAAAAAAACCCCATTCATTACTGAACGGGGTTTCTTTTGTCTAATCTAAAAACTCTCGAATTACGAAAAATTTAGAACACAAGTCTCCCGTTCAACCACTGGTGGTTGTCCTTGGGGGCGCTGATGTAATAAAGTTCTCATTGTTTCAAATATTAATTCTGTACAAATATATGTAATAAAATTATAAATACCAAGTAAAAGTTAAACTTTCTTATTAAATTAAAGATTTTTTATTTAAGTTAATTATTAACTTAATGTAATCTCCTCATTTCTAATAGTTAATGTTAATACAGACTAGATGGAAATTTTTGCACGCCAAGTAGGATTCGAACCCACGAACTCTTTCGAGATTGGTTTTGGAGACCAACGCTTTTAACCACTCAGCAATTGACGTATTTTTTGTAAAGTATATCTGAGACATAATAATCAGATAATTTTACAGGTTTTGTTTCGGTATAATAGATGATTTCCCAACCATCCTCACCATCTTTATTTAGTTGAGCTTCCATGTCTCTTAATAAATGAAATTGATATCCAATACGTTTATATTGCCACATACTTTCAGTTTATTATAAATATGGAAAAAATCAAAAATATAGTAGCCCTGGTGGGAATCGAACCCACAAAAGATCCGGGTTTGAGCCGGTTAGCTGTGCCAGTTTACATAATCCACAGAGCCGAATAATTACATTTCGACGGGACTCGAACCCGCAATTTCTTTCGTAGAATACCTTACTACTTAAACGCCCGATCCAGCCCGCATATAGGTAATCCATTTTTGGGATTCAGTCAGGTGTGTATACCAATTCCACCACGAAATATAATTGTAGCCCTGGTGGGACTCGAACCCACAAAAGATCGGGGTTTAAGCCCGTTAGCTGTGCCAGTTTACATAATCCACAGAGCCATTTGTTACTTTTTCATCGTATGTAGTTTTGCTGACGGTTTCATTTTAAATAGTAACCACACCATGCTGGGTATTCATCCGTATCAATAGGACTCCTGATAAATCTACCCCTCCTGTGCAGAGTAGTGGGCTTCGAACCCACGACCTTCTGATTGCAAATCAGACGCTCTAGCCAGCTGAGCTACACCCGCGTTTGTTCGTCTTTCCGAACCGTCAAAGTGGAGAATGGGGTAATCGAAACCCCGTCCATTGCGTGCAAGGCAATTATAATAGCCACTATACGAATTCCCCAAGTGAATTTTCTACGCTACTTCAGTACTAATAAAAATTCTAAACGGTCTAAACGTACAGAAGGTGGGACTCGAACCCACACGCCCTTCCGGGCACCAGATCCTAAGTCTGGCGCGTCTACCAATTCCGCCACGTCTGCATTTGTGCCTTTTTAGTAGTTCAACCATTACGCTTTTGCAGATCCACATAATGAGTCTGAAGGTATTACTCCTTCACATCCAAGAACACTCGGCACAGGTTACGCGGTCAACATCTGCTTAGTTCCGTCATGAACCTTTTGTCTCGAAGGTGGGACTCGAACCCACACTCCCTTTCGGGAACTAGCTCCTTAGGCTAGCGCGTCTACCAATTCCGCCACTTCGAGATTATTTAATCTCTTTGTTCATCTATCTATAAAATTTGTGGGATAATTAAAATAAAGGGGTGGTCAGCAGCGAACATCCCACCCCTAATAGCCGTAGCTATAACGGTCCTAACCGTATGTACTCCTTGATGGATTCGAACCACCGTGATACTATTCGCCTCCTGCTTGTAAAACAGGTGCTCTTGACCGCTGAGCTAAAGGAGCATAATGTTTAAAATAAATACTAAGAGAATACAAAAAATTAAAGTACTCGGTAGGAGAATCGAACTCCTATTTAATGGATGAAAACCATTTGTCCTGACCGTTAGACGAACCGAGCGTGGCGAGATTTTTTTTGACCTATAATCAAGGTTATACTGAACCTCAGTATGAACAAACCTCAGAAACCTTTCTATTTCACACTGAACCTCGTACTGCGTAGGGGGGTCGAACCCCTAATCTTCAGATTGAAGGTCTGACGGCTTAACCAATTTGCCTAACGCAGCGTTTAAATACCATACTTAAATCAAGTAATCATATGCCTTACTTCGATTTTTTTCAAGTTCTTCTTTTGGAATTACTTTGAAATCTACTTTTTGTCTAGAATTTCCAGACGTTTCTTTCTTCTTCATTGTTTTAACATTTATTACCATTTACCTAACACAGTATTTTTTATTCTTTAAGGTCTCTAACCTCACCTCCGAGCCGCATGCCCGGTATGCTCTCACTAAAAATCATCTCCCCTAATAACCCCGGCCGTGATTACAGGATTGATGTTTCTTCGTATAGTAATCTCCAGGTCATGACTCCTTTCAATCCTAACTCAATTACACTAAAGAATAGCCGAGACCGTGGGATTCGAACCCCTCCTCCGCCGTGACAGGGCGGTACTACTAGCCATTATACGACGGCCTCGATAATCCCCAAACTGTTTTTTGCTTTTCATGCGCTGGTGGGCTTCGAACCCATCAGCTTAGGGTCCTCACCCCCGCTTCACCAGTAACCTACTTACTTTCGGTTGAGATTGCAGTGCGTACGGGGCTCGAACCCGTGACCTCCGCCGTGACAGGGCGGCATTCTAGCCAACTGAACTAACGCACTAAATTTCCATCATGTCAAAGAACAATACATACCTAAAAACAAAAAACCCGACTCTTGGTAGATGTCGGGTTCTTTAAGTAGAACATGTATGTAAATAGTTATATTTTACACCCGACATTTTTTCGTGCATCCTCATCAGCCCATAATAGGACTTCAACCGCTGCAGCCACCAATAATATGTCGAGTAAATTTCTCATTGTTTCTTTATATTAAATATGTTCAAATTTTGTTTTTTCTCAATTATGGTACAAATGTAAATCATTTTTTTGGATTTGCCAAATGTTTTTTAAAAAATGTTTAATTATTTTTATTTTATTGAGAACTAAATTAATTCATTTCTGTTGGATCATTAGGTTTAATAGGGTAATTCTTGAGCTGTCCTTCAACGGAATCGTTACCTTCTTTAACTCTTTCCCACATAAATGACATCCACTTCAAAAAAGACTCCTTTAGGTTTTCAGTCGGATAAGGACTTCCAGTTCCTGGAACAGGTGTTCTTTTTGATAGTTCTTGATATTTCCTCATTGCATCTTTTAATTGATCCATAATGGGTTTTAATTCTTGAGACGAATCAAAATTTGTATTTTCACCGTCTAAATCCATATCGTTAACATGAATTAATTCGTTAATAGGTCTCATAAGTTGAGTTATTCTCTTTTTTTGTTCTTCTAACGTTTTTTTCATTTTATCGGTTTTTATATAATAAATATATGTTATTTTAATATTGTTCGGTTTTCTTAACCGTTACTTTATATTTTTTTCCATTTAATTCAAAACTATCTTTTCCATCTTCTTTCGCTTTCTTGGCTGCTCCAACAAACGCGTTTCCCTCATTAATACTCATTTCAGTATCGTTGAAGACATTATATTGTGACATATTTTCGTTAAGTCCCATCACTTCATCATCAAAATCGGATTCGTCACCTTCTGGTTTTTTTAATACAAGATAATATACCTGACGACCATCATCTTCGCCTACCTCAGAAACGCACTCATATTCACCTTTATTGGTTAACATCCTAATTTCTTGTTCTTCTACGGGTTTATCTAATTGTGATAAATCACCATCGATAAAAACAGGTAAATCATATCCAGCAAGTTCTGCTGCTTCACCATGTATATAAGCGTTTTTAAGAGCGGCTTTACCGAATGTCTGTCCAGCGTCTTTTGGTCTAGCAAGTGGTTGGCCATTATTTTGGTCGGTGGTGGTAAACCTCAATGTGTTTTCAGATTTACCGAGAGAATGGATTTCCGGTTCTTTTGTATCTTCACCTCTTGAAAGTTTTTGTAACGATTCTTTTTCGTAATCACTTAATGATTCCATACCAGATTTACTAATTTTATCGAGTAACTGGTCCATATATCGTACATTTAATTCAGTTAAATTCATTTTTCCCATTATCTCCATAATCCTTTGGGCTTCTTCCGTTAACGATTTTTTCATAAAGTTTGTGTTTTTAAAAATCTGTACTGTATTCAAGCCTATCCAATATTTGGTCAGCCTTATCACGAATTGTCAGATTATCTTTGCGAGACGATCTTGAAACGTTATCTTTTTCAAATGTCATCTCATATCTATTATTTTGCCATGTAACTATTTTTTCACCATTTATCGTTGTTTCATCAAAAGACATAAAATATTCTAAATTACATCTATCATCCTCCTCATAAAACACTGGGAGAATTTTTTGACTAATAAGAAGGTTATAATCAAATTTTTCAAAAAAATCGTTTAATGTTTCAATACTGTTACCTGCTGTTGATGCAATTGCATAAATTTGTTCATCCCAAGCATTTGAATTTGGCGTCCCGAATATCATAATATTATTATTGATAACAAAACTTCTGGTGTTTTGGAATTTCTTGGCGGAAATTTCGGCTTCCGTTAGAATTGGTTCAAAGGCACGATTGTTATGACCCATAATTTGAATAATCCTAATTCTTTCTTCTCGTAGTGTTCTCAAAGTATCAATATTTTTAAATAAATATTTACTTGTTTAAAATAAGACAACTTTGGCACGATAATAGTATAATGTACGAATAATAAAAACAAAAGTTTCCAATATGAAAAAAATACTATTCTTTATCATGTTATTTCTCTTCAGTTTAGTTTCGGTTGCTCAAGAAACCGAACTTTCAAACTATGAGAAATATAAATTGGCTCAAGAATCAGAAAGATTTGATATTACACCAGATACGATATATAAGACTGATACCGTTTATATTGAATCACAAACTAAACAAAAAGATGTTGTCATAAACAACTATTACATTGAGGATGATTTTCCAAATTACCGATATGCATTGACATTTGGTTATAGGTCTTACTACCGTTCATATTACGACCCGTTCTATTATGAATATAGATATTATCCTTCCCATTACTATTCATATTGGGGATATAATTCATATTATTTTAAATACCATCACCCATATAATCATTATACCTATTATTCGAGACCGAGAGGACATACAACGTCGGTGAATAAAACTAGCGCTTCAACTAGAGTGCATCCAACAAGATCCTCATATACGCCTTCATATAATACTCCAAGAACATCGACTCGGCCAGTGTATAATACTCCAACAAGAGTTGTACAACCAACCATAAACAGAAATACGAGTACACCCAACAGAGTTTCATCAAGTAATACAACCCCAAACCGACCAACATCATATAGTAGGCCGACTTCGTCAACTTCAGGTAGAACCTATTCTAACGGAACTGTGAACAGAAGTTCCGGGGGAAGAAAATAAAAAAAAATAAATTTTGCTTTGACATCAATTATGGTATTTATTAATATGACTAATGACGTAAAAGCAAATACAAAAATAATAATATTAGATAATTCTAAAGAAGACGCGAAAAAAATTAAAGAGGTTTTAGTTAATTTTGGATATACACATCATATAACCCATTGTGAAACTGGACATGATTTTATAAATGCGTTGACACGAGTTAATCCTGATGTTGTAATATCGGAACACACTATTCCTAATTATAATTCGTTTAAATCGTTCGCCGATTCAAAAAGTATAAATCCTAATGTTATTTTTATTCTCTCATCTGGTGATATTCCGGAAGAATTTGCAATCGAACTTCTTAAAGAAGGTATGGACGATTACATATTAAAAGACCATTTACTTCATTTACCTCATATTATTAATTCGGCACAACTTCAACGACAATATATTACTGAAGCAAAAAAATTAGAAAAATTAAACAACGAGTTAATCGCTGCAAATAGTCTTATTGACGAGAAAAACAAATCAATGACTCAAAGTATTATGTTTGCAGAACGAATCCAAAAAGTAACTTTACCAAAAATTGATATACTTTTAAAAGATTTTAAGGATGCATTTATAATATATCGTCCAAAAGACATTGTAAGTGGTGACTTCTATTGGTTTTATAAAAAGGACGATGAGGTAATGGTAACCGCCGCAGATTGTAGCGGTCATGGGGTGTCCGGTGCATTATTATCTATGATTGGTACGAATTTCTTAAATGAAATTGCTGAAAATGATTTCACCCATCCAACAGATGTGTTATCGTTACTCGATTTAAACCTAACCACATTTTTAAAACAAGGTGTTTCAAGCGGGTATCAAGACGGTATCGATATTGCATTCGTTACCATAGACAAAAATCATAAGAAATTATATTTTTCAGGATGTAGCCGCCCATTATTAATTTATAGAAGTAGGGATAAAGATATGGTTGAAATCAAAGGCGAACCATATAATATAGGTGGAATTAACAAAGAAATTAAAAAAACCTTTGCAACTCAAGAAATACCATATCGAATTGGCGACGTAATTTATATGTTCAGTGACGGTGTAGTTGACCAATTTGGTGGAACGAAAAATAAAAAATTAATGAAAAAAAATTTTATTGAAATGTTAATGTCGTTTCAACATTTGGGGTTATCATATCAAAAAGACTTACTTGAACAAAAATTAAACACATGGCAGGGTGATTTTGACCAAGTAGACGATATGCTTATACTAGCAATAAAGCTATAATTGATGTATTTATAATAAAAGAAATTAAATAATGAAAACGGGATTTTTAAAATTATTGGAAAGCATTAAAACATACTCATCATATTATTTCGCTGTTGTGTCCGTTTTAGGAGTTGTATGGGGAGTATTTGTTGCATATGATAATTGGAAAGATAATAATAAAATTCTTCAGTCTAGCGTAAAAACAATAATTCAATCTCAAGAATCCCAACGAAAAACAGATTCATTACTTTTATTTCAACAAGTAGAAATGAAAAGACAGTTAGAAAGTATTCGGGGGACAACTGAATCATTGGAGGATTCATATGTGAAATATCTTACCAGAGATAAAACATTAACAAAAGAAGATTTTGTCGAATATATGGAAGGTCTTAACTTGGATGTAAAAAAAAACTCTTCGGGATACCAAACTTCAGAGAAATAATTATAAATTCTAATAAAACTGATAGTATTCAACTAGATACCCAAAAAAAAGACACAGTAAATCTTAAAATTAACGTAAAACCAATAAAATGAACTTTTTAAAAAAAATAGGAATTTTTGCTTCGTGCTTACTTCAAGAAAATTGTGACTATTCAATTAAAAAAATTCTTTCATATATATTTTCTTTATTAGTTGTTTATGTGGTAATTTTTACTGATAAAGAATACTATGAATTGTTATTCTTTATTGGGGGTTTACTTGGGGTTCGTGCATATGAAAGAGTTCAGTTATGGAAAACACCTCCGGGAGTTGTAAATTCGGATCCAATACAAGATCCCGATACAGAACCTGGATTAGGTGATGATTCAGTTTTAGGGTCAAAGAAACCTACTGCCAAAAACTCAAAAAAACGACTTTTGACTGATTAATGGTTTTGTAATTCCGAAAGGAGTTTCATTACCTTAGCACAAGTTTCATACTCCTCAATATTTTCGAAATAAGGATTGAGAACTTCGCTAAGTATATCTAAATTTGACTTTGTAAAACTAAGCTCGGATTCAAATACCGTATTCTCAACATTTGCTGTTACATTAACGAATGCTAAATCTTTTGTTTTTAGATCTTCGAACGCACTTAAAATTGTGCGATAAATTGGATCCCTGGATATCTCCATAAATGTTTTATAATCTCCGTAATGGTCAGTAAAAGAGATTTTTGACCCTGTCTTTTCGAAATTAGGTTTCATTTTATTTTTATTAGTTTTTAATAAATATAAAGAAAAAAAGTGTCAAAACAAAAAAAACCCCGACAATCATCGGGGTTTAGGTCTAGATGGGTTCAAAACCATCAGTTTTCTTAACGAAAGGTAATCGACAAAGAGTACCTGCAAGAATATAAATACTGGTAAATTGATAAAAAGTCAATTTATTCTATAAATAACTCACCTTTTTTATCATATTTTATTGTGATGGGTATTTTTGGTAAAATGTTTCCTTTAAGTATTTCGTCACTCAAGAAGTCTTCACAAAGGTTTTGAATGATTCTTTTTACAGGTCTCGCTCCGTAATTCTCTTCAGTATTTAATCCTAAAACTCTATCCTCCACAGATGAATGAAATTCAACTATGTATTCTTTTTCCAATAATCTTTTCTGAAGATTTAAAATTTCAATAGAGATAATTTTCTTTAATTCGGGGTCACCTAATGGATTAAACATAATATGTCCATCGAGACGATTTAAGAATTCAGGATTAAAATGTTTTTTAAGTTCCTTTAAAATAATAGATTTTTTATTATCCTGTTCTTGATTCCTAGTTAATTGCGTGAATCCCAATCCTCTTCCAAAGTCAGACACTTTTTGTGCTCCGATATTGGATGTCATGATAATAAGACAATTGGTAAAATTTACATTTCTTCCAAACGAATCGGTTAATCGTCCTTCGTCCAATATTTGTAAAAACATATTATATACGTCTTTATGAGCTTTCTCAATTTCATCGAATAGGATAACAGAAAACGGATTATTTTTTACGGCTTCGGTCAACTGTCCACCTTCATCATATCCAACATAACCTGGAGGAGAGCCAATAAGACGGGAAACGTTATGTTTCTCCATATATTCGCTCATATCAATTCTAATAATATTATCAGACGATCCAAATAAAAGTTGTGCAATTGTTTTTGCAAGATAAGTTTTTCCAACACCTGTTGATCCTAAAAACATAAAAGAACCGATCGGTTTATTTGAACCTTTAATACCAACACGGTTTCTCCTTATTGCTTTTGATATGGTTGAGATTGCCTCTTCTTGACCGATGATCTTTTCACCTAGTTGTTTTTCAAGGGTCAAAAGACTTGAAGTTTCATTCTTATCAAGTTTTGCTATGGGTACACCAGTAATACTTGTAACAACTGAGTAAACATCATCAATGGATATTGGATTCTTATTTGTTTCTTTATCCGTTTCCCATTTATGTTTTTCTATTTCTAATTTTTTAACTAATCTCTTTTCTTCATCTCTTAATTGAGCAGCAACTTCATAGTCCTGTTTTTTAACTACGTCTCTTTTCTTTTGATTAACCTCTTCAATTTTCTCTTTTAAATTTTCAATTGATGCTGGCATTTCAATAGTAATATTTTTTTCAGCTCCAAGTTCATCCAAAATATCAATTGCTTTATCCGGAAATGACCTGTCGGTAATATATTTTCCTGCAAGTAAAACAATTGTTTCCATCACATTCTCAGTATATTTCACCTTATGATAGGATTCATATGAATCTCTAAGATTATGAAGTATTTCAATTGTTTCTTGTGGTGTAGGTTCTTTTAACGTTACCTTCTGAAATCTTCGAGTTAATGCCGAGTCTTTTTCGATGTGTTTTTTATATTCATCAAATGTTGTTGATCCAATACATTGTAACTCACCGCGAGCAAGAGCTGGTTTAAAAATATTTGAAGCATCCATTGATCCACTTGCATTTCCAGCCCCAACCATCATGTGTAATTCATCGATGAATAAAATAATTTGGGGATTTTCTGTGAGTTCTACCAATATTCCTTTAATCCTTTCTTCGAATTGCCCACGATATTTTGTTCCGGCAACCAATGATGTCAAATCTAGTGATACTATCCTTTTATCCATCAAGCTGGTTGGACATTCACCTTTAACAATTATCTGTGCAAGTTTTTCAATTAAAGCAGTTTTACCTACTCCAGCATCACCGACTACTACGGCATTATTCTTTTTCTTTCGAGAAAGAATTTGTGCGATCCGTCTCACTTCTTTATCCCTACCAACAACAGGATCAATTTTTCCTTCTTCAGCTAACTTAGTTAAATCTCTCGAAAAATTGTCAAGTATTGGCGTTGTTGACCCCGGTTTTTTTACTTTCGTTGGTCTGTCTGGTTCTTCAAAAAAATCTACGCCCATAATTTAAGTTTTTAGTTTTGTTGTTGTTTACTTTTAGGTTCTTTATTTGTCATAACAATAAGTATTCCGATTACTATAAGGTCAAATATAATTGATATCTTATTAAGAACCTCCAAATCTTTACCCGTTAACACAAAAAAGATACTTACCAATATTGCAATCCCAATACCAATCATAATTGGCAAAAGGGAAAGCCATTTCCAACCATTCTGCCAGACGAAAAATGTAAGGATAATCTCCAAAAGTATTAACATAATTCTATGTTATTTAGAATTATTATTTGTTATTGTGGATTTTATCAGAATTCCACACAACCATGTGAGGCATACAGATGGCCACCACATAATTTGGCCTGCAATTATTCCCTTATCAACTAATCCGGGGAACGCTGCGGGTATTGCCACAGGCCAAAGCCAATAAACAAGTGAACCAGCAAATAATGCGACAAAGCCGACAAGTACTATGGTACCTATTGCTACACCTAATCCCTTTAATAACGTTTCCATTGTTTCCATATTTTTATTTTATATTTAATGGTGCAAATATAATACAAATAAATGAATAAATCAAATGTGTCAAAAAGACAGACTAAAAAGACAAAATGACTATTATAATTGAACGGCAAGAATTTTGTATATTTTATAGAAAATAATAAACCTTTTAAAAATATTTAAACTATGAGTAATTCAAAATTATTTAATGATCCGTTTTTTTCGGATGTTGTTGACCTTTTTTATGAAACCCCTCGATTCCTTGAGAGAACAATGAAAAGAACTAACATTATTAACAATGACGATGATTATCGTGTTGAACTTGCCATTCCTGGCCTTTCTAAAAAAGATGTTAGTGTTAAAGTAAAAAATAACATACTTACGATTTCTCATGAAAAAGAAGAGAGTGACGAAAAAACATTTTATTTTACCAATTCGTTTACTAAAGAATATTCGTTACCTGACGATGCTGATATTAAAGGAATAACTGTTACTGTTGAGAATGGGATACTATTTGCAACTATTCCGAAGGATAAGAAAAAAGTTAAAGATTTTGTCGTTGAGATTCGATAATAGGAACTCCCGTTAATCGGGAGTTTTTTTTACCTTTCGTATATTTATAAACATCACAGATATTTATGCAATATATGTGTAATAAAGAAATATAAATAATAAAATATGAAAAAAATTGTAAAAATCACGGAAGGTCAGCTTAACGACATTATTAAAAAGGTAATCAAAGAACAAGAAGGACAAGTAATGAATACAGGTCCTAGTCCAGAACAAATGGCTGGTTCTACTCAAGATGACAGTGAACCTATGACTAATGACGGACCAGATTTTGGAGAGTTTATTAATTGTGCAAAAGGATTACTCGATCAGGGTGTTACCGTAGGTAATTTAGTTGATCAGATTCTTGAAGCCCAAAATGAACCTGAAGAAGTAGAAGGTGAAGAAAACCCAGAAATGCCGGTGGCATAATGAAGCTTCTTGAACAAACGGTTGGTGGATTTGTTGCTCCTGGGGGTGAAGATAACTTTACAACAGAAGTTGAACGCCCAGATTTTGGAAATTTTTTAATGTTTTCAAAAAAATTACTTAATAGTGGAGTTAGCATAGGTGAAATTGTTGACAAATTAATAGAATTACCGAAATCCGAACCGAAAGATAGGGAAGAAGACAATAGTTATGAAGAACCACAAGACGCTCTTCAAACATTACCATCTTTTCCGGGATAATTAATAACATTTTTGAAACCCTTGATGCAAAATCAAGGGTTTCTTTTTTCGCTTAATTTTTGTATATTATACTAAAAATTAAGAATATGGGAATTATTTCAGAACAAATTTCAGGAACAACGATTAGTGTTATAATCAACTCATCCAATTTAAACTTTGCTTCATATGAAACAGAGTTGAAGACATTATCGATTACTTTCAAAAATGGAAGTATTTATGAGTATTATGAGGTACCTTGGGAAATTTTTACTAAGTTAAGAATGTCCGAATCACAAGGAAAATTCCTTAATACGAACATAACTAAAGTTTATAAGTATAAGAAAGTTAAATGAAAACACGTTCGCTAGTTGACGAATTATCCGAGTATAGAGATGAGGATGAAAAGATAATTAAATCTTTTTATTCAAAAAAAGAACTATCTTCAGATATTTTTGAAAAAACTGAAGGGACATATAAAATGAATAATGACGTTCGAGAACGATTATTATTAATCACCGAAAAATTTATGGATTTCTTAGGTGTCGATTTTTTTATATACGACACGGTGTTAACCGGATCTCTAGCGAACTACAATTGGTCAGAATATTCTGATGTTGATTTACACATTTTAATTGATTATGATGAAAGTGAACACAGTAATGTTCTCCTATCCCAATTTTTCGATGCGAAGAAAAATGTTTGGAATTCACTACACGATATTAAAATAAAACAATTTGAGGTTGAAATATATGTTCAGGATGTAAAAGAACCACATGTTGCAAGTGGCGTGTATTCAATATTAAATGATTTATGGGTCGTTGAACCTAAAAGAGAAAAAAAATATGTCGACGATAGAGGTATTCTTGAAAAGGGTGAAGAATATGCAAATTTAATAGATTCTTTAATTCAAAGAAACTCCGATGGGGAGGATGTCGAAGATGATATAACTGACATAAAAAGAAAATTAAAAAGATTCCGTCAAACTGGATTAGATACGGGTGGTGAATATTCGTATGAAAATCTCACATTCAAATTACTCAGAAGAAACGGGTACATTAAAAAACTAATAGATCTAAAAAAAGACGCGGTAGATAATAAATTATCAGTAGATTAGTCGTATTCAATAATTTTTTATGGATATACTTGTATTTATTGATAAGAATAAAACACATTTAACATTATACAAATGGGAGATTTAAAACCAATAGGTAGTGAGAAGTTAAAAGGGGATGAAAAATTAAAACGAATCCTTGACCTCACATATTATCAATCCAATAACTCACTAAAAGAATCAAAAACTGGTTCAATAGAAGTTATTAAAGAAGGAAAAACCGGAATTTACGGAATCCAAAAAGAAAAAGATGGATACTATGTAAAAAAAGGACTTAATGAAAATTCCTTGGATTACATAGGCGGCCTATTCATGAAAAACAAGAATAAGTTTTCTTCATATAACGAAGCTTTTAAGAAAATGGAGTTTCTTGTTGAACAAGAAGTTTCTGAAACTGTGGTTTTAAAAGAAGCTACCAAATATGTTTTGAAACAATCTAAACCTGCTGCTCCTCCCGTTGCACCTGCTACGGAAGAACCAGTTTCACCGATGCCAGCAGAAGCGCCAGTCGAACCTGAAGGCGAAATTCCTCCGGTTGCAGGCGGTGATGAAATGGCTGACGATGGTACTGAGGATTCGGTTGACTATATGTCAGTTCTTAAAAAACTTGCAGGGAAATTACAACAAAAAATTAATAAATACGAAGACCAACTTGAGAGCGCGGAATATAAAGAAATCATCAAACAAGTTTTAAGTGCTGTCGATTTAGACAAATTGGAACCAGATGATCTCGAAGAAATTATATCGGTGTTCGAAGACGATGAAGCCGCAATGGATTCAACCGGAGAAGCTCCATTACCTGCGGAAGACGGTGTTGAACCTGTTGAAGCATCTGAAATGGATGGTGTTGCGTCTTTAGACGAATTAATAAACACACCTTTAGATGAGTTCGACGAGTTTGATGATGAAGACGAAGACGAAGCGTTGAAAGGATTTGATGATTCTTTTTTAAACAACGATGATGTTAAACGAGCTAAAAACGTGGCAATGAAAGATCAAGGTATTAACACCGATAGCGTTAAATTTGACAAATCTGAAATTGATAGTTTTCCAATATACAGTGATGATGAGTCTGGTGAAAATACTAATGATGAATTCGGCAATGATTCATTTGGTGACGATGTGTTTGATAAAGATAAATATGCCGATGATGAGACCGATTTAGAAGAAGAACTTCCATTATCGTCTTCAGATCAAGGAATGGGTGATACAAACAAAAATGATGATGTGAGGGAACTTGATTTGGATGAGTTAACCAATATGGTTAATAATAGTGTTAAAGCAACATTAGGAAAATATTTTGAATAATGTTTTTAGTTTACATTAACGAACTTGGACGAGACTATAAAGGTCAACGACAATACGAGTTTATTTTTAGCAAACAAAACGACGTAATGGAAGATGATTGGTATGAAATTCCTTCATCAGGAAAATCAGTACCACCAGAACTTAAAAATATTGACATTGTGGGTCTATTAAAGAATTCAGATTTAGAACTTGATTTAGTTCAAAATTCTGATTACTTTGGAGTAGTAGATGCGGCTGATGGTATTGTAGCTTTGGGATGGGAACCATTTGATAAAGAATCGGAGGAGAGGCCAATTAGAATATCTTTCCATTATGGTGACACCCTAGAAAGTGTGACCGAGAAATTAATGACAAAAGGGCTTAGGTTAATAAATGATGAAATTCAATATAAATTACGTAAATGAAAAGAAAAGAATTAGTATCAAAATTAATTAAAGAGGGGTTCTCAGTAAAGACACTCGCTACAATGAGTGACAAAGAACTGAAATTAATGGCTGATAGGGTTCTTAATGAACAATCACCAGTACAACCCGTGACAAACGTTTCACGTACTGACATTACAACACAAAATGTCTTGAAACAACAAAAGAAACCATTTGCGACATATGAAGGCGAAATGAAAGAAGAAGATAATGATAGTGAAAACAGTAAAGCACATTTCATTAAAAAAATTAAATTCAAAATGGAACATGAGACCGATAAAACTAAGATAGAAAATCTTAAAGAACTTCTTAGAAGGATGGGTGAAAAAGCTCCTAAGTCAAAAATGGGTGAATTCAGTACTGTTGGATTAAATGAATGGGTTAACCACCTAGTTGGTAAGAATGTTCATCCGTTTACAACTAAAACGGAAATTTTAAGTCTTATTAATAAGAAATTAAATGAACAGGAGACTGATGTTGCTGAACCTAAAGCTAAAACTAAAGCAAGTCTTCCTAAATTCTTAACCTACGACGCAATTCATAGTGCAGGAGCACCTGCTCCAGCTGAACCGACTATAAAACCAACAACTAGACCGGGGAATCCTGATAGAGAAAAGAAGAGAAATCCGTTACATCCAGGACCAGGTATAAACCCAGCACCAAAAGCAGAAAAAAAATAATCTATGAAAATTACTAATAAAAGTTTAAGGGAATCAGTTAAAAAAAATCTCAGAGAAATGCCAATGGATCTACCCCCTGAGAACGAACCACATCCAGATGTAACCGATAAATTATCACAAGGTAATACACCATTTGATAAAGTAGAGTTTCCTGAACCAGAGGCTGAAGGACCTGAATCAAATTTTCAAGAACTTCTAGCATCCGAAAGATACAGAGATGTTATCCAAAAAGTTTCAGAATATTTAGGTCGTCCAATATCATTAAAAGCAGAACGTGGTTTAATGCCATTGATGCGAACAGCGGGTGAATCGTTACAAAGAATTATACAAACAGAAAGAGCACATAGAGAAGAACTTGAAAACTTAGCTATCGAGCTAGTTACAAAAGAAATGGGTATCCAAGAGGGAGATTTCCAGTTTGATGCAAAAATTGTTGGAATAGGTGAAATGGATATGGGTGGAATGAATAGAGACGAAGAACAACCAGAACAGCCAGAACAACCAGAAGGTGGAGACGAAGAAATGAATCTCAACAATGAAGTTGAAATTGCGGGTGAACTTGAACATCTTAATTTAGAAAAAGCAAAGAGAAGATTAATTAACAGTATTATTCAAGGTTCAGCAATGAAAGGTTATTATATGTACCATTACGCGGCTGACAGAATTGCACAAATCACAGGATCAGATGACCTTATTAGAAATTATGGCATAATGATGTCTGTTAACGATTCATTATATTGGCAGTTACCCGACCAATCTTTAGATATGGCAATGGGTGGTGGAGGTCAATCTATGGCAGGAAAAGAAGAAGTTGATAGAAACACTGATCCTCCTACAATTATTGCTCGTGGAGTTACTTTCCCTGTTTTAGTTCACGAACTCATTAAAGGCGTTATGGAACTTTTAGCCATCCACGGAGAACCTGAAGTTGGGGGAATCGAAGTTGGAATGTCTGAAGATACATTAGAAAAAGAAATATGGGATATAAGATTAGGTCCATCAATATGGAATCGAATCCGAGCACAATTCCCTGAAGAAATTTTACTTGATGAAAATCAAAGACATTTACAGAATTTCTTATTAGTTGCAATTTTCAAACTAAAAGCTAAAGATTTCTTAGTTTTCGTAAAAGAAATTCTTTCAGGAACCCCAAGAGGGAAAAGTATGATGGCTCATTTAATGAACGGTGTAAAAGCTTCTTTTAACGAAGAAAACGAACCTGATGTAACTGAGTTACACACAGAAATTGAAGAGGCTGCAGAAGAAACTGATGACAACGAACTTAACGATTTCCTACAAAATTTAGGAATTAAATCATCAAAAGAACCAGAAGGTAACATTCCTCAAGCTCAAGCCCCACAAGGCGGACAAGTTGATGATAAGAAACTTGCTAGCATGGGACTTAATCAATTGAACTATGAAATGAATAAAGCAATTGATGATGAAAATTGGGAACTTGCACAGAAAATTCAACAAATGATTGACCGTAAACAAGGTAATCGAGGATAGTTGTTCTAATCAAACTGACATAAAGACGGATATTTCCGTCTTTTTTTGTATTTATAGGTATGGCATCAAATATAGAACAATTAAAAGAATACGCTAAAATTATTAAAGACACACCGTATGCTCTTCGAACATACTTACAAACATTTGATAATACCCAGGGTCGTAATGTTCCGTTAGATCTTTTTCCTGATCAAATACAATTGTTAAGCGATTATGAAAATTTTAATGAAAATATTACCAGAAAATATCGTCAGGCCGGTGTAACAACCGTAACCGCCGCATGGATATCAAAAGTACTACAAACTGCAAAAAGAGAAAGTCCTGAAAAAATCCTTATCGTTGCGAATAAACGAGACACCGCGATTGAAATGGCAAATAAAATTCGTGGATTCTTATCGCAGTGGCCGGATTGGATGAATGTCGGATTTAGTCCGGATAAGAACTCAGAAAGTAGATTCAGATTAAATAATGGTTGTGAAGTTAAAGCTGTTGCAACATCTAAAGATGCTTTAAGGGGTTATACACCAACTATTCTTATATTTGATGAGGCCGCATATATTGAAGCTGGAGATGATTTCTGGGCAGCTTCTATGGCATCCCTTTCAACAGGTGGTAAAATTATTCTTATTTCAACACCAAACGGTTTTGATCCAATATATTACACAGTATTTGACCAAGCAATAAAAGGTATTAACAATTTCCATATTAGTGATTTACAATGGTACAAAGATCCGAGATATTCAAAAGATTTAATTTGGATTAAAACAAGAGATATGGTTCATTATATGTTGAACCGTGAATTATATGAAAACGAAAATGAAGATTTCATATTACGTAATATCCCGATGAAAGATTATCAAAAAACGATTGATGCGGGTTATAAGCCATATTCTCCATGGTTTGAAGGAATGTCAAAGAAACTTAAATATGATCCAAGAAAAATTGCTCAGGAGATAGAATGTGACTTTTTAGGATCTGGCGATAGTGTAATTCCTTACGAAACAAGAGAAAATATCGTCAAAAATATGATAAAAGCCCCAACGGAAAAACTGATGAGTGGTACTCTTTGGCATTGGAAGGATCCTATTGAGGGACACCGTTATGTAATGGGGATTGATGTTTCTAGAGGAGATAGTGAAGACTTTTCAGGCATTTGTATAATTGACTTTGATGAACGAGAACAAGTTCTTGAATATGTAGGAAAAATTCCGCCAGATGATTTAGCTTCCGTTGCCTATCGATGGGCGGTATTATATAAAGCATTTGTTGGGATTGATATAACGGGTGGTATGGGAATTGCTACGGCAAGGAAATTCCAAGAGATGGGATATAAAAATATGTACATTGAAGGAATTAATACTCAAAATGTTTGGGAGTACAATAGTAAAGCGATGGAAAAAATTCCGGGAATTAACTTTAATAATAAACGTACCCAAATTGTTGCAGCTTTCGAGGAACAATTACGACATGGATTTATTGTTAGGTCTCAGAGGGTGGTGAATGAGTTAAACACATTCGTGTATATTAACGGAAGACCTGACCATATGAAAGGAACTCACGACGACGCTATTATGAGTATGGCTATCGCCCTATACATTGCAGATGTTAGTTTTGGACAACTTCAAAGGGTTGACTCTGTTAATAAAGCGATGATTGAGTCTTGGATGATTTCTGAGAGAACATATGAACCCAATAAATCATTTTATTCTTATGGTAGGGCATTCGACCCAATGGGGTCTATGACAATGGATGGGCAACCTATTGAAGGTAATCCGTTATTTAGAAGTCAAGAATTAATAACTAAAAAACAACAATATGAGACATATTCGTGGTTATTTAAAGGTATAAATAAAAACAAATAAGCTTCAATTATAAAAAAAAAATCTTTACATTATAAACAATATTTATAGGTATGGCAAAAGAACAAATGACGATATTTCAACGATTAACAAAAACTTTCGGTTTTCAAGGGAATACTATATCACCCCCACCACCATCGTTTGAGTTTTCAAAAGATGAAATATTAAAAACAGACAGTAAAGAAGAGTACGAAAAGGCATTACTACAAGCTAAGCAAACCCAATATATTGCTGACAAATGGTCGAAACTCGATATGTCACTATATAATCAATCGGTTTACTATGAACCAAATAGACTATCAGCTTATTATGATTATGAAAGTATGGAATTCACCCCGGAAGTTTCCGCAGCACTCGATATCTATGCTGAAGAATCCACAACTAAATCAGAAAAAGGACAGATTTTAACGATACACTCTGATTCAAAGCGAATCAAATCAATGTTAGATGACCTGTTTTATAATGTGTTAGACGTAAACACCAACTTACAAATGTGGACTAGAGGGATGTGTAAGTACGGTGATAACTTTGTTTATTTAAAAATTGATGCTGATAAAGGAATTATAGGGTGTCAACAATTACCTAACATTGAAATACAAAGGTTAGAAGGAGCTAGACAATCTAGTCCAAATCAAAGTGATAGGGTGGGTAGTAAGTTTCCAACTAGAGAACTGCGATTTACATGGAATAATAAAGATATGGAATTCCAAGCATGGGAAATTGCCCATTTTAGAATTCTCGGCGATGACAGAAAACTTCCTTATGGAACATCTATGTTGGATAAAATCAGACGTATTTGGAAACAATTACTTCTTGCTGAAGATGCAATGTTGATTTATAGAACATCCAGAGCCCCTGAAAGAAGGGTGTTCAAAGTGTTTGTTGGAAATATGGATGATAAAGATATTGAACCGTATGTACAAAGAATAGCAAATAAATTTAAAAGAGATCAAGTTGTTGACCAAAAAAATGGACAGGTTGATATGAGATATAATCAAATGGCTGTTGACCAAGATTATTTTATACCAATGCGTGATATTTCTCAAAGTAGTCCAATAGAGACGTTACCCGGAGCACAAAATTTGGGGGAAATTGCTGATATTGAATACATCCAAAAGAAAATGTTAGCAGCCCTTAGAATTCCGAAAGCTTTCTTAGGATTCGAAGATGTATTGGGTAATGGTAAGGGTTTAGCGTTACTTGATATTCGTTTTGCTAGAACAATCAACAGAATTCAACAATCAATCATTCAGGAATTAAATAAAATCGCATTGGTTCATCTATTTCTTTTGGGAATGGAAGATGAATTAAACAATTTTACCTTAATGATGACGAATCCATCGGGTCAGTCTGATTTATTGAAAATTGAATCTTGGAAAGAAAAAATTACAATGTATAAGGATGCAACATCCGACCAATCTCAAATGGGTATTCTTCCGGTATCTCACACATGGGCTAAGAAAAATATTTTAGGTATGAGTGACAATGAAGTAATATTAGACTTACAACAACAAAGAATGGAACGTGCAATTGGTGCTGAATTAATGGGAACCGCACAAATTATCAGACGTACAGGTGTATTTGATGATGTTGATAAGAAATACGGAATTCCTGAAGAAGAAAGAAAAAGAATTGAGGATGCTCTTGCACAAGGTGGTGGAGCAGCTGGCGGTGACCAGATGGCTGGCGGAATATCCGGTGGTGGTGGCGGAGGCGGAGCAAGTCCTGCTGGCGGGGATTTAGGTGCCCCATTAGAAGGAGCGGGAGCTCCACCGTTGGGTGGTGAAGCACCTGCAGCTCCATTATCAGAACAGGAAAGAACATTCGCAAGTACATCAAACAAATCTAAAATTTTATCTATGTTAAATGAGGATATTAGTTTAAATGATTTATTTGACACCGAAAAGGCACAGAACAATATTTATGAAATAGAAAGAGTAATAACTGAAATAACAAAAGAACATACCGATGAGTAAAATTGGAGCATTAAAAGTTAACATCTTACACAACTTAGCTGAATCGTATATAGCTGGTGATAAGAACAAAGTAAAAGATATCTTAAAAATTCTTAAAGAAAATAAAGATTTTAGAGAACTATATCTGTTTTATGAAGAAATTGAAGGTATGTACCTTAAAACTGAAGACCATCCCGAAATTTTTGTTGAAAGTTTTGAGAGGTTGTTAAAAGATAAATCTAAAAAAGTTGAGGAATTTTGTAAATCTATTACCAAACGTCTACCGAAAGCTGAAGTTAATGAAGTTGAAGTTTACAATTATTTAGATATTCTCTCAGAAGATGACACTTTTAAGAATATTGATAAGAAAATCTCAGCTAGAAAAAAATTAATTGAACACTTAACAAAGGAAAAAGAAATTAATGAATCTACTAACAAATTTACCAGTAATGAAAATTTGTTAAATTTTGTGTTAGTTGATAGGTTTAATAATAATTTTGATCAAATGTTGAGCGAAGAAGATAAGACAAAATTATCAGAGATACTTACAATGTCCCTTAACGATCTGGAAAATAATTTTAAATCGTTAAAAGAAGAGGTAACATTAAAACTCGATAAAATGATAACCGAATGTCAAGACAATAGTGAATTAAAATCTAAACTAAATTCTGTACAAAAGGAATCAGAGGAGTTAAAACCAACCAAATACAATTACTACAAACTACAACAATTGAAAAACGGACTTTAAGTCCGTTTTTTTTTTGGATTTATGGATTCTTTTTCATATATTTTATATAACACCATAAAAATTATATATTATGATGAATTTGAATGAAAACAGGGAAATTTATTACCTTGGGATATTACAACAATGTGAAAGTTGGATATGGAACCGTTGACCACAAAAATTTAAAAACGATATATCTAAAATTGAACTCGTGGTTGGAACCCGAAAATGATGAAGATGAGTTTGATTCTATTATATCAAAATCCAAAAGAAAAATAAAATTACGTATAAGTAATTTACAATCTGAGTTTTTTAAAAAAGAATCCATTGTCGATCTGGATATTAGGACAAAGGGTATTAAACTTGGAAAAAAATCCTTTCTAAATCTCGAAATCACTTTTTTTACAGAAAAACCTTTTGATATACGTTCAGATGAAGTTAAAAATCTGATGGAAAAATTGTGCGATGATATTTTAAATTTCGATTTAGATAACAAAAAGTTGTTTAATTTTAATAAAAGTAAAAAATAGTTCTAATACCTATATATTTATAGTTAAACTATAAATGAAGGTATTAGGTAAAAACGATTTTGGTGTACGGGGATATTTGATAGAATATGATTCTGGTCACATATCCCCTTTAGATCTTAAAAATCAACAGATCCTCGCAGAGATGCGGAATATGGATTTTATGAATGATCTTATTCTGTACGCCGTCCTACAAAAATATGACACTCCAAATAAGAATGGTAGAATTTATCCCGAACCAATTTTAAGACGGGAAAACGACAAATACCAAATCCTTATTAAAAACGGGTCTGCGTTGAATGAACTCAACCACCCAACATCTTCCCTTATCGATTTAGATAGAGTTTCACATTCAATTATTGAAACGTGGTGGGAAGGAAACGCCTTACTCGGAAAAATTAAAATTTTCACATCTCCTGGATGGAAAAAAGCTGGAATTATCAGTTGTAAAGGCGATCAAGCCGCAAATTTATTAATGAATGGTGCAACATTGGGGATTTCATCTCGTGGTGTTGGGTCATTAAAAAATGTCAAGGGGTACAATATTGTTCAAGAAGACTTTGAATTAGTGTGCTTTGACTTAGTATCGTCACCGTCAACTCCTGGCGCGTACGTGTTCAGTGATTTAGAAGATAGAGTAAATTACGAAGAATCTGTGAAAGAGGAAGAACCCAAAAATAATAATCGAACATCTCAATTAATGTATAATTTGGATAATTTTCTTTCAAAATAAGAAAAAATTTATGTTTTTAAGTGCATAAAGATAAACTTTTAATAATAATGGAATATTTATAAAAACAAAAGGAAACAAAAATGGCTGAAAAATCAATTTTAGAAAAGGCATTGCTTCAAGTAGAGACACTCGAAGAAGCTGTTAAAGCGAACGCAAAGGGCATACTTGCTTCAACTATGAAACAAGAGCTAAACGATTTGCTAAGAGAACAAGAGGATGAAGATCCTGAAGAAGAAGCACAAGATGTTGACGGTGTGGAAGCACCCGATGATGATGATGACACTTCGATAAACGACGAGCCGAAACTCGACGAACCTGAACTTGAGGATGAACCTGAAGCTGAACTTCCTAATGACCTTGATGGTTTAGGTGGTGATGGTGACTCTGACGATGACGTTCTTGATATGACTAACGCTTCAGAAGCCGAAGTTTTGAAAGTTTTCAAAGCTATGAAACCTGAAGACGGAATTGTTGTAAAAAAAGACGGAAACACAGTTCAGTTCTCAGACGCAGGTAACGACTATATCATTAAGTTAGACGACGATGAAGAAAGTCCTGAAATCCCAGAGGATGAACCAGAACTTCCTGAAGGTCTTAATGAAGATGAAACAGTTTACGAAATCGAGCTCGACGAGGAAGATGAAGATCAACCTTTCACACAAAAAGCAAAAGCTAAAAAAAGTGAGCCAAAAGAAGCCGTTAATGTAACCAATACAGTTGGGGACAACAATCCTTTCCAAAAGAAATCCGAAGCCCAAGTGGGTAAAGGAGTGAAAAAACTTCAAGCAAATGAACAAGAAGGAACCAAAAGACCTGGAACTCCTGTTCCTGGAACTGGTAATCCTGTAACAAAAGAACCGGGTAAAGGTGGAACCAAAACAACTCAGGCTGAAAAATTCGAAGGAACTCCTGTTAAAGGAACAAAACCTGCGGAAACTAAAGAACCGGGTAAAGGCGGAACCAAAACAACTCAAGCAGAAAAATTTAGCGGTACTCCCGTTAAAGGTACTGGTAACCCAGTTATGAAGGAACCTAAAGAAGGAATGGAAGAATGTGAAGAATGTGGTGATAATAAAGTTGAAGCTACTGAAGCCGCAAGGACTAAGTGGAATCCTCATGGAGACAAAGGAGCACCAGAAGGTCAAGGACGTACTGGTATTAAATCCAAAAAAGTTTTCAAAGCAGGATCAACAATAAATGAAGAAGTTGAAACTTTAAGAAAACAAAATGGTGAATACAAAAAAGCCCTTTTACTTTTCAAAGACAAACTTAACGAAGTTGCTTTATTCAACGCTAACTTAGCACACTCTACTCGTTTGTTCACAGAACATTCAACAACAAAACAAGAAAAATTGAATATTTTAAAAAGATTCGATTCAATTTCGACAATAACAGAATCAAAACAACTTTTCAATACAATTAGAACAGAACTCGAAACAACTAAACCGATTGCTGAATCAGTGGTTGAAAAGGTTACATCAACTAAGACATCATCTTCAACTGAAGTATTATCCGAAGCTAAGGCTTACGAAAATCCTCAGTTCAAGAGAATGAAAGATTTGATGAACAAAATAAAATAAATAACAAACTCAAAAAAATATTAAAAAAATGGGAGCATTATTAGAATCAGGTATGGTAGGTAACATAGGTCTTAAGCACCTTCGCGTTATTAAAGAAGATACCATCAGAAAATGGGATGACCTTGGATTCCTTGAAGGATTAGACGGTCACCAAAAAGATAACATCGCACAGTTATATGAAAACCAAGCGAGTTTCTTAATTAACGAAGCAGCTGTTTCTGACTCATCAGGGTCATTCGAAACTGTTGTATTCCCTATCATCCGTAGGGTTTTCTCTAAACTGTTAGCAAACGACATCGTTTCTGTACAGGCAATGAACCTTCCAATTGGTAAATTGTTCTTCTTCATTCCTAAAATTCAGGAAAGAAACGTCGGATCACACTATGCACCATATGGATATCCTAACACAACTGACGCCGCAACAGCAGGTTATCCTGATAGTGGTTTAAATCTTTACGACCGTTTTTACGAAAATGGTGATGGTAACGATCCTAGTGAAGGTCTTTTTGACTATTCAAAAGGTAAATTCTTAACATCTGGACAAACTGCAGCTGACATCGTAACTTTCAGTAACGGATCCATTACTTCAGTTACATTAGCAAACCTTAATGGTCAAACTGTAAACAGTTTAATCCTTAAATTCACCGGATTTGCAACAAGTGGAGAAGGTAAACTTATCGGACCTAACGGTCAGATTATGGATACTGAAGACTTCTTAGCATCAGCACAAGTTTTCTACCCTGCAACTGGAGCTTCAAGAAACTTCAACGTTGTAACTCAGAAATATGGAAAAGGTATTGTTGAGTACGGATCAAAAGCAACTGTAGCTTTCCCTCCACAGACAAGTGGTAGTTATCATGACATCTGTGACCAAACTGGTTCAATCTACATTCAGGTTGATTTAACTAACTATTCATCAACAGGTGGATTTAGTGGTACAACTTTCTCAGCAGCTCCTGCATTAACAAATTTCGCATTACAATACAGAATCTACGACACCTTAGAATTCGAAGAAGAAATCGGTGAAGTTTCATTTGACTTGTCAAGTGTTACAGTATCGGTTACTGAAAGAAAACTAAGAGCTAGTTGGTCACCTGAATTGGCACAGGACGTTTCTGCTTTCCACAACATCGATGCTGAAGCTGAGTTAACAGCTCTTCTTTCAGAACAAATCGCTGCTGAGGTTGACAGGGAAATTCTTCGTGACCTTAGAAAAGGTGCAGCTTGGAAAGCTCGTTGGGACTATAACGAATGGAAATATGGAAACGCTGGTTCAGCATTTATGGGTTACACTCAGAAAGACTGGAACCAAACATTGGTTACCAAAATTAACCAGTTGTCAGCACAAATCCACAAAACTACTCTTAGAGGTGGTGCTAACTGGATCGTGATTTCATCTGAAGTAAGTGCAGTATTTGATGACCTTGAATACTTCCACGTATCAAACGCTTCTCCTGAACAGGATCAGTATAATATGGGTATTGAAAAAATCGGTACTTTAGCTGGTCGTTACCAGGTATATCGTGACCCATACTTCCCAAGTGGAAAAGTACTTATTGGACACAAAGGTAAATCGTTACTTGACGCAGGTTATGTATACGCACCTTACGTACCACTTCAGTTGACCCCAACTATGTACAATCCTTTTAACATGACTCCGATCAAAGGTATCATGACCAGATACGCTAAGAAAATGGTTAACAACCGTTACTTTGGTGTTATCGACGTAAAAGGTCTTGTAACTTTCGACATGAACACCTTGAGATAATCTTGGATTTCAAATATTCTAAAAAGGGACATTTCGGTGTCCCTTTTTTTATTGCCTAAATTTTCGTATATTTTATGAGATGGAAAAAATAGACTATAAAAAACTGAGGTTGGATGTATTAGAGGGGTTGATTTGTTCAAGAATGATTGAATGTAATGATACCAAAACTGATATGATTCGTCAACTTGAACTAGACGATGAAGGAAAATATGTACGGAAAACAACCGTCGAAAAAGAGGGTGATAATTTTTTAATTGGAATAGATTCCGTCCATCACGACCTAATGGTTCAAATGGGAAAATTAATAGAGAGTGGGGATGCTACAAGATCGCATTTCTCGTTCGGAAGACATTATTATATATCAAAAATTAATATTATAGAAAATGGAATGGAATAATTATTTTTTAGGAATTGCAGAACAAGTTAAACTCAAATCAAAAGACCAATCAACACAGATAGGCGCAGTTATCGTTGGGAAGGACAAGGAGATACTTTCTACGGGTTATAACTCTTTCCCTAGGGGTTTAGATGATAATCTTCCCGAGCGTCAAGAAAGACCTATAAAGTACTTCTATTTCGAGCACGCAGAACGCAACGCAATATATAATGCGGCTCGGGTAGGAATACCTATCGACGGATCATCAATTTATCTCACATCCGGATTACCATGTGCAGATTGTGGTCGTGCAATAATCAATTCAGGAGTAAAGGTTGTATATTGTAAAAGAGAATGTACAACTAAGAATAAAGAAAAATGGGTAGAATCACAAGAGATATCTCACAAGATGTTACTTGAATGTGGTGTTAAAGTCGTTTTTTACGAATAAAACACTACTCAGACTTCCATTGAGAATTCCTGTTATATTTCCAAGTCCGATACATTCTAATCTGATAGGAAAATAATTGTTTCCTGCGTTTCCAATTGCTATCATAACGTGGACGGCATCTTGGCCAAAGATGTAGTCCTTCATCCCAATATGGATCGTTATCCCAAACGTATTTTACCTTGTAAATACGATTGTTCATTGGTGGGAAGTCTATTTCCATTGTGACCCCCTCTTTGTTGTGTCTTTCCAAGACCTTAAAGATTTACGAGATGTAAATCTGTTGCATCCTTTATGAGGACTGCATAGTGGGCATTTTAATAACCCAAGCGAATCTAATCGAGCATATTTGTATACCCGACTGTTCGAAGTTGTTTCGTGAATTTTTGCTTTCATTTATCTCTAGGTTTAACCTAGAGATTGTCAAGTGTTTTTTTCATGTCACAAATATAATAAAATAAATATTATTAAACAAATGTATTTCCCATTCTTTTTAATATTGTAATAGATTTATCAATTTGTTCACATTTTTGTTTAAATGAAACTTCATCCGATATTGATAAATCGAACCATTCTCCATGGTTTCTTACATAGTTATATTGGTGATGAAGGGCGGACTCTATTTTGGATGCGTTTTCGGTTTGATAGGTTTCTATCAACTGAAGAGTATCGGAATTCCCGGTTTGCAACTGCTTAATTCTTTGTGTTGGGTTTTTAGCTATACCAATTTTATATTTCCCATCATTACCCCGAATTAAATAAACATATCTCACTATTTTTCTGAAATAATTTCGAATTTTATCTCGTCTCTATAAAATACGTCTTCAGAATTAATTCTTGCTCTTATTTCAATATGGTATTCTCTCGGAATCATATATGATGTGTCTAAAAGGAATGAATTTTCGTTGGTTCTATCCATTTCAGTCCATTCGAAGACATTTACCTGAGTTCTACCTTCTTTGACGTAAATTCTATAATAAACTTCATCTAATAATACGCCTTTTTGATGATAAATTGAACGGAAAGTCGCAACTATTTTTCTGGTTGATCCTCTTTTTACTTTCTCGTTTAATTTTACTCCCTCAAATTGTATAACATAATCACTCGCGTCCGTCTCATTTCCTCCAATACTAAAGAAAGCATCGAAAGGTTTTGGAACAAATTTTTGGGTTACACAATCAATAGGAACTGTCTGAATATTAAGATCACACCATTTATCGTAATAGAATCGTTTTCCATCACAAAGTTGCCCAGATAAACCAAAAGTGACTTTATAAACTCCTTTTCTAATTTTGGTTGCTGTGAGTCCTGTTAAACTTGGAATCGGTCGTTGATTATAATCTAAAACATCTACCGTTGGATTGTTATCTAAATCATATCTATTACCCATATAATCCACATACAAATAAAGATTTCTTTCTATATCAATGGTGAAATTATCTCGATTATCATCAATAGTATCAGCAAAAACTGTTTCTAAATGAGGTTCCCAAAATGTTTGTGTATATTTTGTAAAGAAACTAACTGATTGATCGATTTCACTCACAACCTCTTGGTATGGATAATCGAACGAAAGACCCAATCCATGGTCAGTATGTCCCGATACGATTATACCATTTACATAATCTGTTATGTCAACATCAATATTTTCGTTCCCATTATCAAAATGTAATCTCGTAATAGTATCGCCAGACGTAGCATAGATACCCGATTCCGTCCAACCACTCAATGAAGTTCTCATATTCCAGTTTGATGGTCTAATATCAAAAGTCAAATTACCCTCGGTGTAATCATATGCTTCTTCATAATCATACCCAACACCCTCATCCCAATTTTCGGGAATTCTGAATAATACTAAATCGAACGCCACGGCACGTTGCCTTCCCGTACCTCTTAATGCACCCAATAAATCTTCATCACCAAATATTGTGTTTGTTAAACGTAAATTATGACGAGTATTCTCATTAAGAACCTTTTCGCCAGAAGAGATTTTATTTTTTAGTTCAGTTAAATCTAATTTAAAGATAAATTTTGAAAACCCAGATCCGTAAAATATTTCAGTATTAGGATTTTTGGCCGTATTAACCTCTGAACCTGTACTTCCATATCTTATAATGGTGTTATTTTTTTCGAAGTATGATCGGTGGTATGACATAGTTTTTATTAATAAATATCATTTAGTTGATTCTAAGCGAATCATTTAAAAGATCATTCCTCATAGATTCTATCAATTCATTTAACTTAACCCAATTTGGGTCTGTTTTTACTAATGGTTCATTGATATTATGAATATGACTATCAAATAAATTTTTCATTGCCACTAACAAATTATATAGGTTTTCTCCACGAACCATTCCATATGTATTTGGGTCAATTTTGTTTATATAATCATCTTGGGTTAATTCATATGGATCCAATGCATCAAAATCAATCTTCTTCACATTTGCACCCGAATTTGGAGATGTACTTGTTATATAAATTTTATCCGCACTATAATTCGATAATGATTGTTCCCCTCCATTTTTAACCTCTCGAGCAACGTTTTGAACCTTTTCTTTTTTAACAATAGGTGGATTGGCGGATAATCTTGAGAAAATTAACCCACCATCAGTTTGGAGATTTCGAACTTGAACTCTGCTTAGGAAAATTGTTTTATTCGTGTTATTACTATTATCAAGTTTTAATCTCGCCGTTGGCCTATAATAAAACGGATAAACAATTTCATTCGGAAATGTATGATATAATGAAGTTAGACCTTCGGAATCAATTAAATAAAGAGCTTCACGAAGTTCAATGTATCCACTATTTATTGTTCCATCTAATGAAACTGTATATGTTGCATCGGTGGCTGTGTTTCCGGTGTTTATTAACTTAACTATATTTCCATCGTTTGTGTTAAATATTGATTCATTAGAAAAAACATTTGTCATAAATTGTTCACCTGAATTTGGTAGAACTTTATAAACAAACAATTTCAATTCAGTTGGGGTTGTTAGATTGTCAAGTTCGTATTCAACAATAAACTTTAATCTTGCGGCATCAATTTTTGTTGTGGTAGTAATTTCCTGAGCAGATTGAAGAGTCTTGGAAAATTTCTTCATTGTAAATCGAACCATTTTTTTTGCTAATTGAGGGAAATCAATAATACTTTGTTTGTTTCTTCCTTCTTTAGCTTTTAACATTCCGCCTCTAAGTTGTAATCCGTTCTCAGTAAAAATTATATCAGAACCATATTTTCCACGGAAGCCCGTATCCGTATCTTTAATAAATGCACCGGGTGTTGCTGGTTTATTAAAGTTACCATTTTTATCTCTGATATCTTTTGTGGCCTTTACAATTTCCCCACCATAAGTTGTGTTTTTATGTTGGGACGAAAATGTTTGGGATTCTAAATTATGAGGCGATGAAAATGGACCAGCCACATATTCCACATTTTGTTGCTGTTTTTCTGTGTCATATCGTAGAAGTTTAACTGACTGTTTTTCGTGTGGAACTATATTAATATGAAGTGGTAAAAATGGAATTGCTATAAATGGATCGTTCTCGTCCCACTCTTCATAAGTGAAAGCAAGTTTAATTTCACTTTCATATAAACTATATGGGCGATATCGTATTCTTCCAAGACCTTTAGGATCAATGTTATTAACACATATACCAATATCAATTATTTGCATTATAGTACCCTATTTCCGATTTCTTCGTTTATTATTTCATATGATTCTTGTACAGCATCTAGGTGTTTTGTTAATTCAAGAATTAAATCTTTTGTTTTTTCAAACTCGGATTTTAATATGCTTCGACTTTCAACCAACATTTTGTTTGGTTTATCTTTTACATTTTTTACAATATCTTCAATTTGTTTTACGTCCATATTACATCAGTTTACCTGCCCCGGTTATTAATGGTGAAATTACCGCCCCACCTGGTCCTGCGGGAATAATTGATGGTTTCAATGCAATTTTCACATATGAATTTGTATCCATTTCACTCGAATATGCATCAATTATTGATTTCACATGTATTGGTAATGTGTTGGGAGATCCGTAAATGTCTCCCGTATTTATTCCGGAATCTTCCATTCTTTGTATTGCTCCCATGTATGCCCTGTCAGCACTAAAACCTGGTAGTCCTTCAGACAGAACAAGTAACAACCCGGGAATTGGAATATTTACGGAACGATTAAGCGCTGATTTAATTATACCTAATAAAGCGTTAAACAACTCCTCACAAGATTGAATATTTAACTCTAAAATCTTCAATAATAATTTAATTAATATCAACACAATATTTTTTATCCTTTTTACACTATTCAAGAATATTCTTATAGCTGTGTCTTTAACAAATTCTAAAATATCCCTTTTAACAAGTTTCCAAAATTCTTTAATGAAAGTCCAAAACATTGTTTTTATAATATCAAAAAAAGATATTCCCATAGATTTCATCATATCTTTTACATCTAAAGTTTCCCCATAAACCATTTGATATGATAGGGAAACCGGAAACAACATTTTTGGGCTTAATAAAGTAGAAATCATTGCCCTTGGTATTGCTTTAACATAATCTAATGATAACGATGTTTTAATTCCTTCAAAATAGATAGAATTTCCAGATTGTTCATATGCGTCAATTGCCGCCTTTTTCAATGTATTATTAACATTTTCATCAATAGTTTTTCGACCCAACAAATATGCGAAATCCTCCATATGGTTTGGGTTAATAGGAACTTCAAAATTATTACAATCGGTGAATTTTAAAACACGTCTATGTCTAGCATCTTCATCATCTAAATCAATTCCTTCAACGTCATCAAAATTAAAATAATCTTGAACATCGAACTCATCCTCATTTAATTGTTGTTGAGCCGTATTCATAAATGGAGACGCGCCATTACCCGCATTTCCGCACAAAGAAAACAATTTTGTTAATAACCTATTCAAATAATCAATACCACCTTCAAAAAGAGTGGTTTCCGTCCCATCACCCTGTAAAGTAAGGTACATTGCATTTTTCATTACGCTTTCGATATTCGGTTGTTCAATTGAACTATAATATCGGTCAATAAAATCTGAAATTGGAATTCCGGACGGTATAGTAAGATCATATTTTTGTGTTGAAGAACTCCAAGTCATTGTAAATAATTCAGAACCCGTATTGTCTTTGAATTGGTATGGTGTAGAGTCGAAGGCGTTGTATAATTCTCTATTAAATTGAATTCCTAATCCAGGATCCGGCTGTGTTTCATACATAACCTTTCCTGTGGTTGACGTCGGATTTACTTTAAGTACATTAATAAAATCAAATTCCTTTGGTGAAATTGAGATTGATAATAATGAATCATCATCAGGATTACATGTTCCTTGCCCAGCAAAATAACCTTTTTTTATTGCACTTGTAATAACTTCTTGGGCGGATTCTAAAGATTTCTTTGAAGCTTGTTTTGCGTATCGTAATGTTTTTGATCGGATTGACGTGTTGTTTGGTCCTTCTTTTTCTGTCCCCAAAAATCCGTCAACTGTTTCTAAAACATCCCCAAAAATATCTTTTGTGTTTTGAGTTCGACCTTTTACTTTGGAGGTAAAATCATTAATAGTTTTCTTCGTTGCATTACCCTTAACGTTTAAATCATCTTTAAAACTGTCATAGGAATTTCCAATAACAGGTTTAGAATTATCATTAATCCTCTTAATACTGGTAACTATTGACTTAAATTCACGTTTTGACTCAAGACCCTGATCCATTATTTTTCGTATTTTTCGCCTGGTTTAACATCATCATCATTACCGTCTTTCTCGTTAATCATATCTTCAAGAAGTTTTCTATCTTCTGCGGTTAATTCCATTTTCCCAAAATTCTGTTTTCCATTACCACCAGATGATCCTTCTTGTTTTAACAAAGCACCTTGTAATTTTACTAAAGAAATTTTCTTTTCAGTACAATCTTGTAAGATTTTTTGTTGCTTATCAATAACAGACCCAATTACTGACATATCTTCGGGTTCCTTCATAAAGACAAGCATCTTTTTGGTGATTTGAGAAGCGATATTCTTCTGTTCCACAATATCATTGTAGATTTCCTGCATCAAAGCTAAAGCCGAATCGGTATCTAGCGTGATAATTTTTCTTGTGTATCTTCCCATATCTATTCATTTATACTATAAATAGTATTTTTTTTAGTTTATAAACTTATCAAGAATACCTTCGTATAGTTTTTTGTATTTTTTCATCGCAATCCTTATTTCTTTGGTACTTAATCCGGTCATATCCCTAACAGATAATAGAATAAGGTTCTTATTGAACTTATTCCCCTCACCAATTTGGAAGATTTTATCAAAATTGTTGAAAATATCGAGAAGAGCGTAGCCTAACTTGACTTCATTTTCGTTTAGTTTCTCGGTTTCCATAAAATCTTCTAGTTTTATGGTTAGTTTTGTGATAATTTCCCGGAAATCTATTTCATAAGCATCCATTTCATATGAAAATTCAAAATTATCTTCTAAAGATGGTGAAATATCCTCATATGATACCGTTCGATTAAATTCTTTACTGTCTTTTTGGATTGCCCCCATTAAATAGTTCTTACAAATCGTACCAAAATACGAATATGCTCGATTATTTGTTGATGGGTCAAATTTATGAATTTTTGTCGCCAAAAAAGACGTGGTATCCACATGTGATTCTTGAAATGTCATGTCTTTTCTGTGTAATTTGTACCTTCTAATGATACTTTCGACCATTATTGTGAGAGGCTCTTCTAAATATTCTTTGAATATCTTGTTTCGTTCTTCTTCGGATTCAGTCAATTGATACCTTATTACCGCTTGTTCTTGGTCCTCCCCAAAATACATTTTTTGGGTTCTTTTTCTTGGCATTAAACTGCTTTATATAAAATTTCTCTTTTATTTTTAAAATAAAACTCTTTTTTCGCGGTTTCTAACCAAAACTTCACCTCATTTTCAGATAATGCCCATTTCTCATCATTTTTATATAACCAAAATAATGATTCCTCTCTTAAATTAACATGTTGATACCCAACTTTTGGAACAGTAATGATTTCAACATCGAGATTGGCCATTCGTAAAAGAAATTCATAAGAAAAAGTGAGTTTTATGTTATTTTTAAACCCACCATTATCTTTAATGACTTGTGTTCGATATAATCCGCCACTAGTTTGAAAATTCTGAAATTCCATTAATAATTCTTTGTCAACCACACCTTGGTCTGTTGAAAATCCATAAGCCCATACAGATTCATTCATAAAACCCAAGAATTTACCTTCAACGTTCACATCTTTAACAATGGGTAAAAGAATGTTAGCGTTTGTGTATGCCTCGGAATATTCTTTCATTGATGATAACCAAACTTTTTTATATTCGTCATCAATTTCTAAGATAGAGAACCATTCTGTATCACAATTCTCTATTCCTAATGTAAGTTGTGACACGAAATCAGTTTCACCTACATTTGTGAGTTTTTTAATCTCCAGTGTACTATGGCTAACTTCTAAAAGAAACTCATCTAATTTAACCATTAGTTCTGTTGGACATACAATGGTCACTTTCACGTCTTCATGAAACCCGTCCACTGAGTTCAACGCATTATCCAACATTAATGCTTCGTTGATTCCCAATTTATATATTGGGAGAATTACTGTAATATTTTTCATTATTTTTCCGATTTAATACTTTCTAAACTTTTCTTTATTGATTCAATTTTCTTATTATATAAAGTGTTGAAAATTGAAATGGTGTTTAAAGAATGGTTGTCTTTGGTAAATGATGAATGTGCGTCCTTCATTTTCTGTTTTATTTCGTCTTCTAGTTCGACACCATCTAACCATGCTAATACATAGGATCCGACTAAGTCAACAATTTTACTTCCATCATATGTCCAAAATCCATTGTCACTTAACCAATCTGGCTCAGTGTCGGGAATTTTTCCTATAACAGGAACACCACATTTCATTGATTCGAGTGGAAATGTACCAAAAGTAGATTCGTCATCAATCCATACCGATACCATACATTCACTTAATTCCAACGCAAATTCTCCATATGACATCTGTACCATATCTCTAAATGTAATCCAACGTAAATGGGGGAATTTTAAATAAAATTCTGAAATTATTCTTCTTTGAACTGACCTATCCTTACAACTAATTGCAACTAAAGGTTTTGTTGGAGTTTCAATTGGTTTAAAATGAACTCCGATGATTGGAGGAATAAGATAAACCAATACTTCAGGGAAATATTCTAAGATTCGTTTTTTTGCCGATTCTGTCGTGGTAATACATTTATCAAACCCATATTGACTCCATCTGCTACCAATCGCTAGCGTTTCAAATATATAATCCGTTTGTTGCACCAACATAATTTTTGTACATTTAATATTGGCCAATTGAGGTAAAATATTTGAATATTGTTCGGGAACAATAATTGTGTCGTCCGCCCGGATTTCAATCTTATCTTCTTTAATTGTCATTATGGGAATGTGATTGTACGCGTCACCAAGCCATCCTTTAACGCCAGTATAGTCTTTCTCCTCTACCAGAATTTTTGCATTATACCCCGATTCCTTTAAAATTGAGGCCATGTCGTAAATGTGCTTTACAGCGGCTCGTGCATTGTTTTTTGTATCATATACTAAGAAGTATATTACACTTTCATAATTTTCTAATCGACCCAATGCTTCTTCTAAGAAGTCGATTGTGGTTTGTTTGTCAGTTTTAGGACTCATCTCTTTTTAATATTTCATTTTTTTCTAATGTGTTAAACGCAATTGCAAATCCAGGACTATTAACTTTATTTGTGAAAGCTGCCACATCTTGGTCTTCCTCTTCCTGATATTCAGATAAAACTCTATCTAAACACACTTTATAACAATCGAACTTAAATACGTTCAATTCTAGTTGTTTTTCTTCACCATCATCGGATGGTTTTTCTTGTGAACCGATGGGACGACATTTTTCAATAATCTCATCAACATCGATGTAGTACTTTTCTCCCAATACTTCGAGCATTCTGTTAAGTTTTTTACTTCATTTTTATGTGTAAAATAATCATTATAATTGGTTGAGTATTTTACTACGGTTTTATTTTTCGGACATTTATCAATTATTTCTTTATTATCGGTAATCCAAACGTCACATTTCTTCCATTCTTTATCAATGTTACATGAACGAATAAATTTTATATTATTTCCTAAATAACTGTGTTTGGAAAGGAAAAATAGTGTGGAAGATTTAGCTTTACCCAATTCATCGAGGCCGACTACGGTAAAATTAATATCTGGGTTATCGTAAATTATTTTGTTTAAATCAGACATTGCCGACATATAACTTATTCCGGCGTGTCCAAAAATTTCAAGTGGAAAGTCTATAAATAAAAAATTATTATACTCGTCAATTGATTGAAAAGTATAATAATTTAATAAATTATCATTAAAAACTTTATCCGATACTTTATACACAAACGGCTCAGATTCCTTATTATCATCGATTATGACCTCGGAATCGATAAATTCGGCATTATAATGGTAATCAAATTTTTGAATTAGATTACGCAAAGGCCCGTTAATACTTATATTTACATCCATAGATGAAATATAAAAGTATTTTCTTTATAAGTAAATATTTAATTGTACCGATTTAATATATCGGTGATAATTGGATTACGCACGATATCCTCAATACCGAATTCATAAATTCCAATATCCTTCATATCTGCAAACCTATTTTTCGCATCATATAAACCGGATTTTGTTTTATCCTTAAATTTATCTGATTGCTCAAGGTCACCTGATATGAAAAATTTTGAGTTGAACCCGATTCGAGTTACCAGCAACTTAATCTGACTAACTGTTGCATTCTGTGCCTCTTCGAACACTAATATTGAATTATCTACGTTCCAACCTCTCATATATGCTAAGGCTGCTTTCTCGATAAATCCGCTTCCTTCCAATTTTATCCTATTTTCTTTCCCAACAATTTTATTGAGAAGATAATACGATGGAAAGATATAAGGGTCTAATTTTTCCTCCAATGTACCCGGAAGTGCCCCTAAATGTTCATCTGCTTCTACTGCGGGACGAACTATGATTATCTTTTCGTATTTATTGTCTTCGTTCCATAATAAATCAACTGCCTTTTTCATGGCAATATATGATTTACCAACGCCAGCTGGTCCGAAACAAAATGTAATTTGATTTTTATCCAAAACATCCCAATACTGTTCTTGTGAAGTAGTTAGGAATTTCTCTTTTGGTCTTTTAATAATTTGGCGAATTTGCTCTTTGGTTGTTCCCTTTAGAATCTTAGTGGTTTGCAAATTTACATTATATTAGATAAGTGTTTATTGTGTCACTTATAAATATATCACTCAATGCCAGTATGTCCGAAACCGCCTTCATTTCTTTCAGAATTTGATAATTTATTAACTTTCATCATTGATAAATTACCTTCACCGTAGACTGGACAAACAACTCCCTGAGCTATCCTATCCCCATTTTCAACGGATAGTGGAAAATCCCCAAAATTAGCTAAAATAATTTTAATTTCACCTCGATAACCGGAGTCAATAGTTCCGGGACTATTTAAAACAAACACCCCTTTATTGGCTGCAAGTCCACTTCTTGATCGTATTTGAATTTCTAATCCTTTATCCACCTCAAAATAAAGACCTGTGGGGATAAGTTTAATTTTTCCTACGGGAATATGAACTGCAAATGGTATTGATGCCCTTATATCAAATCCACTATCACCTTCTTTAGAAAAAGACGGGTCTGGATTCTCTGATTGGTTGATGAATTTCAATTTAGCTCCAACGGAATTTTTTGTAATATCCTCTTGAGCTACATTGGTTAAACCATCAATAATTTTATTTACTTCATTAAATAACTCGGAGTCATCACTCCCACCGTCGATTTGTTTTTCAATTTCTTGTAACTTACGAAGATATTTTTCAAGTTCTTTTTTATTCTTTTCCATTTTTTTCGTCCATAGCCGCTAAAGCGAATCCTTGTTTTATCACCTGTGTTAAAGGTTCTGAAAAATATTTAGCCTGTTTATCGTCCCCATCTTTTTCAATGTTCATAATTGCCTGATATTCACTTTCAGACAATTTCACACCATAGGTTAATGCATAGTAAACTGAACGTTCACTAACATGCATCCTTACTATATCGTCATTGAACCCGTATGGTCTTCCTGGGTTTCCGTTGTCATTTAGAACAAACATGAAAACCTTCCCGATTTGGGATATGAATACGGTACGTACAATGTCCGCTGTGGGTTGTTTTAATCGATCTGGGAGTATTTCATTCACTTTTATGGCGTAGGTACACGCTTTAATTAGATAGTGTAATAAACCCCCTGGATAACACCCAATCATATTTGAAGAAGAGGAAGCGGGTGCGGTGTAAAACGCCTCACCCAAAAAATCCTCTAACTCTTTTGTGAAGATATTATACTTTTGGTTTGTTTCAATAAACCTTTTCTGATTCTTCTCTAACTGTGTTATCGTTAACATAATTTTTGCTTTAATTATTTCTTATAATATTCCGGAGTTTCTTTTTCGGAAATGATACAGTCAATTGGTTGTTGAGCAACCGCTAATACCTCACCTGATCTCATTCCTGATGCAATATATTTTCCTGATCTGATAATTACCTCTTCGGCACTTTCGGCTTCAATGATATATTTTATCTTATCTAAACGGGGATTACCGTTTCTGTCTTGTTGTTCGGACTCATATCCGATAGTTACTAAATAATACATAATTTTTCTTTTTTTATTTGTTTATTATTGATTTAAAAAATTGATATCGATCTTCACATACTTTTTTCAATGAATATTTGTCTTTTACAGTTTCATAAAGTTTTTCACCCAGATCCTTAATCATATTTGGATTTTCTATGAGTAATTTCATATATTTTGTCCAATCCTTATGGTTTCTCAAAGGGTCAACAAGTAATGCATTTCCTTGGGGATTAAAACCACCACCTTTTAGCGTCGCACCGATCAAATCTATTGTATATGGATCAGTATCACTGGCAATCAACGCTTTTTTAAAGAATCCAGCCTCAATAACTTTTAACTGAGATTTATTGGCATTGAATATAGAGGGAACTAATGGAGCTAGTGATACGTCAAAATAATTGTAATTCGTGGCATATTCGTTAATTTTTTTAGTCCATCTACGAATATATGGTTTATTAGTGTCGTCAAATGGGATTTCTTTATAGAGATGTAAGAATTTCTTATAATCCTCATCAAGATTATTGTAATTAGAAGTAAACTGTTTTTCATAATGAGTCCAAACCGTTTCTTCAGGTTTAATTGGTCTTTGTTTATGTTCACCAGTTTGTTTATTAACTTCAGTAACATTACCTCTAAGGTCAAATCCGCATAAAACAAATTGTACTTTTTCCTTATAGTTGTTATAAATAATTGATAAACCTGTTGACAATAAATCAATGTCGTGTTTATGAGAAGAACCACCCAACCAACCGAATCTTATCTTATCGGATGGAATTAAATTATTTCTAAATTGTGGTTCGTTTTCATCGATGGCATTAGGAAATACATATACGTTTGTTAAACCAAATACTTTTTTCATTGTATCCCTATAAATTGGAGTGGTTACGGTGATGTATTTCGCCGCTTTCATCATATTTTTCTTATACGGCACAATACCGGATGCTTTAACTTGACTAAACAACGGATGTCGTAAATCAGGTTCCCAATAATCGTCAAAATCGACAATTGTAATGATACCCTTTTTATTTAACCATTCAACTCGGGCAATATTTCGTTCATGGTTTGCGGTATTATGAATAAATGTATGGTATACCACGACATCGTAATCATCAAATGATTTATCATCATCCACGACATTTGGATTAATATCAATATGGAAATCATTTGGGTAATTCTCTTGGAGATAAGTGTAAGGAGCAATGATACGATATTTGCCAACGCCATGTGTGTCGGGAGGTATCGCTAAAATTCGTATTTTTGACATAAAATCATATGTTTATGCCAAAAGTATAAGTAAAAAAAATGGAAAAAACAAATTATTTTACACTTTTTGCTTTGGTAATTTTTCCTGAGAAGATTGTGTCTCCCACTTTTATCGCAAGATTTTCGTTAATCGATTGGTTAAAGGATGCCGATAAAATTTGGTTTAACTTTCTATCAACAATTTCATCCAATGTTTTTCGAATTACGTTTTCAATAATCGGAGTTAATCGTCTTTCTAATTCACTACTTGAGATTTTTTCTGTTTTTGATTCAGATTGTACTTCTCTTGTTTGTTGTTGAGATTGAGTTGTTTTTTTAGGGGTTACGTATCCATCGTTTTCCATTAATCTCCTTGTTTTTTCAACAAAATTCATATCTAACGTGGAATCCAATCCAATTTGTTGAATTGGGGAATCAATCATTGCTTGTTTAATTGCATCGGGTAATTTAGATTCTCTAATTTTATCGGGATTTGCAGTTTGGGGAGCTCTATGTATAGATCGATTTACTTGAGGTGTTGACGGAGTCGTATCACCCATAAGTTCTTCGGGAGCTTTTAACATATTTTCATTAATGTTTCCTTTTTCAAAGTCACCGGAATCAACTTTTTTCATTATCTTTCTAGATGCCACTAATTTTTGTGACAATTCATCCATTGATATTCTACCTTTTTCCATTTTTTACGAATTTACTATAAATATATTACTAAATTACCATTTTATCTACCGACATACCTAATACTTTAATACACAATTTAATGGTTTAAAAATTAAATATGGTTGTTGTATTTTATCATCACCATAATCAAGTTCGCCAAAGTTAATCGTTAACATTTTTTCAACTTCAACAACCCATTCTTCAACTTCAACACCTGTTGGGTCTAATGATTTAATTTTAATGTCAAATAATACTTTACTATCATTTACATTTGTTTTTAAAAACTCAATAATCTTAAATAAACTTTGTGATGTAGATGGGGCGATTGGATCAAAAAACTCAATTTTAATATCTTCCCATTCACCATTAGTATATTTGGGATTATTTATTTTTCGTACCGCATATGATTCAATATTGAATTGTTTTGGAAATTCAACCAAAAAACGATTATTTCTTTTTGGCTCATACTGAATTGGTTTAAAATTTTCCATTATTTATGATTTTATAAAAATATATCACTAAATTACCAATTTATCAACCTTTTAATCCGAGTCTGTATTCTACGACCCTCAGCCAACATTTCGTTGTTTCCCATATTCACGTTATTATCAACATCCACATTGTTTTGAGCTAAAACTCTGTCTAATTCAAATTTAGATGTGTCATTAAACCTTTTTCTGGTTCCTGTACCAGGTCTTTCATTTCCACTAATCATTCTTTGATGTACTTTCCATTGATCTTCTTGATAGTTTGCCAAATTTTTCAATGCGGTTTCATAATCTGTTCTTGAAACTATCTTTCGATTATTTTGATTTTGAATTTGTGGTTGTAATTCAGAATAAACCTTATTCGCTAATATTCCGGGGGAATTATTTGTTACATTAGGTTTAGGGGTAGATTTAACGGGAATCTCTGGTTCAACAGGAACGTCAGTTGGATGTGGTTGAGGTGTATATTTCTCATCTTTATCAAACCAATAAGGAGAAAAAATCTCAACGCTACTTAATGATTTCATCATTGCGGGTGCTTTCCCTTTTACATACCCAGGGAGTTCTTCAAGTTTAAACTTATTCCCCGATGGATTTAATTTAGCTGAATTGATTCGATCAACTCTAAACATTTTCCATCCCGGAAGACCTTTTTTTGAAACACCTTTAAAAACATATGCCCATATTACTAAATTCCCACTTTTTGAGTTTTTACCCATAACTATTGGCTCAATATCTATTCTTTGGCCTGTTCGAACTTCTTCGGGTGGTCCTTGATAATATATTGATATTGGAATTCGTTCACCAATCGACTTTCTTAATGTCGACATGGTTGATTCTTGCTCAAGTAATATAGAGTATAGTCTATCCATTAAATTACAAAATCTGGGTATTGTTTTTTATCGGGACCGTAAGTTTTGTTTTTACCAAGGTTTGATGTCCTTGTGTTAATATCTGTTAACCCTCCAATTGTTCCATCCTCATTAAGTTGACCTTTTCCTTTTTCGTCACCATCAGATATTGCATTTGCACTTGTTTTCCCATATTCATAATTCGGGTTGTAAATATTTCGACCCATGTTGTCTTTTCTTCTAATAATATCGGTTTTCCCACCAATTGATCCACTCAACTCACCTTTACCTTTTTCGTCTCCATCTGAAAGAGCATTCAGATTGGTTGATCCGTATGGTTTATTTTCGTTATAACCATTTCGGCCTAAATTATCCTCTCGTTGGTTAATATCTGTTAAACCACCAACTTGACCCATATCACTATATTGACCTTTACCTTTTTCATCACCATCGGAAATTGCATTTGGATTTGTTACACCATAACCTTTATTTTCATCATAGGTATTTTTAGTAATGTTAGAGATTCGAGTATTAATATCTGTTAAAGATCCAATAGATCCACTTAATTCCCCTTTACCTTTTTCATCACCGTCAGAAATGGCGTTTTTATTTGTAGACCCATATTCATCTGTATAGTTATACTCATTACGAGCAATTGACTCTTTTCTTAGACGTGTTGCAATTAGTTCTAATTCTGTTGCCATATTACATTAATTTCTTTATTCTATTTATTTCTTCAGTCAATTTCATTGATTTAGCCGAAAAAGTTGATGCTCCTGACCATTTTTCATGACCTTTCGTTACATCATTTACATTTACTTTTGGAGTGAAGGAGGTGGAATGGGTTTTATTAAAAGAATTTTTTCTTTCACCCGTCAAATCATCGGCAATTTTTTTACTTTCTTTATTATTTTTAACTGTATCACGATTTTGTTTTAAAATTGATTTTCCCCAATCTTCCATAGGTTGACCACCATATAAATTATACTTTTGAGGATCAGTTTTTTTATCCATAACCTTCATATCGTGTAAAATTCTTTTCAATTGTCCGTATGTAACAATTCCGTTAGCAATGAGGTGTTTATTCCTATCAACGCTAGAATTATTTGGTTGTTGTTTTATGAAATCCAACACATTGGGTGGTATTGGAAATACACGATTTTCTAGTTCTTTATTCATTATCTTCTAAATATTCAGTAATGTCACTCATTGATAATCCATTAGATTTTAATGACTGTTTAAGACTACCTAATTGTTTTTTAATAATGGGGTTTATATCCTTTTTAAAAGTATCAACCGATTGTTTCTTTACTAATTCACTTTTTTTTGTTTTTTTCGTAAGATACTCCTCGATATATTTCCCCGGATTTTCAATTAATCTAAGTTTTCCATCCGGTAATTCTGGATCATATCCCATTTGTTTTGCTCTTTCTTTCGCTTCGTCTTCAGGAACTTCTAATTCATCTTGAAATATTTCTACGGCTTCATCATAATCAGTATCGGGTTCTCCAATTGTATCTGGGGCACCTAACGCTTTACTCATATCAGATTCAGCCCAATATTTTAATGTTTTGTTAGCACCAGTTGCTCCGCCAAGAACACCAAATGAACCCATTTGTCCCATAGAACTTTTTGCAACTTGGTCTGAAGTTTTTTTAGACATAACATAACCATTTAGATTAGTTGGCATATCACCACGTTGAATATCACCATCAGCATCGACTATTTCTGTAAACTCGGATTCCGCATTACCATTATGAACGGTATTTGATAGAGTCATTTGTTCTTTTCCTTCAGATTTTTCGGGTAATTTACTAAAATCAGTTTTATCAGCAAATTCATTAGCCCATTTTTTCCATTTTGGACTGTTTTTACCCTTAGCAAAGAATAACCTCTGTTGAGCTTTTGACTCAAATTTTTCTTCTATTACTTGCTTTATAAAATTATTCATTATTCGAGTTTTTATATAAATATCAGTTTATATGAAAGGCATTCAATTATATTTATAGATGTTAACCTAATAAGGGATATTTATGTAAATATGAACACTCAGGATATCTTACGTAACGGGAAACCTCGATTGGATGCTGTCCTTGATTTTTCCGAATATTATGACTTTAGACTATGTGAAGTTGTCATCATTGACGATTTTTTAAATCACATTGATATTGTATTAGATTATTCTGAATTTTATGACTACGCACTCGGAGATAACGCTATGGATTATATTTATAGAGGTATCCCGGTTGAAGATTGTAAATTCCTTAAAACAGAAGACGATTATGTCTTGGAAACACATGATAATTTTTATTTATTATATAGATAATGGCAATAGGAGAAAATAAATGTAACGGAAAACACATACCAGAATTACCTTTAGTTCCGGGTCAAGATTTATCTTTAACTGGATGGACGGTTTATGACGATGGTGTTACAACGTATTCTATTACATTAGGGGCTTTTAAAGATTTCGTAGTTACAGCAACTTCAGGTACATCTGGAAGTTCAGGTACATCTGGAAGTTCAGGTACATCTGGAAGTTCGGGTACTAGCGGAAGTTCAGGTACTAGCGGAAGTTCAGGATCAAGCGGTACTTCTGGTACGTCTGGAAGTTCAGGTACATCTGGAATAAATGGGACATCGGGAACTTCTGGAAGTAGTGGATCATCAGGAACATCAGGAACATCGGGAACCAGTGGATCATCTGGGTCATCTGGTTCATCAGGGTCATCTGGTTCATCAGGGTCATCTGGTACCAGTGGTTCATCGGGAACTTCTGGAATTGACGGTACATCGGGAACTTCTGGAATTAACGGTACATCGGGAAGTTCTGGTTCAAGTGGATCTTCAGGAACATCAGGAAGTTCTGGTTCAAGTGGATCTTCAGGAACATCAGGAAGTTCTGGAACAAGCGGGTCTTCAGGAACATCGGGGACATCTGGTATTGATGGAACATCAGGGACATCTGGTATCAACGGCACATCTGGAAGTTCTGGCACAAGCGGAACTTCAGGTTCATCTGGCACAAGCGGAACTTCAGGTTCATCTGGAAGCTCAGGCACATCTGGCACATCAGGAATTGACGGAACTAGCGGAAGTTCTGGAACATCAGGACTTTCAGGTGATATATATCAAGCTACCTCAACTGATTCTTTAACGATAAGTGGAGGAACACAAAATTTTACTGTTGAAACGGGACTTAATTATACACCCGGACAAACTTTTATTATTGCATACGACGGCTCAAATTATATGACCGGAACTGTTAATTCATATAACCCATCAACGGGTGATATGGTTGGAAATATTGATACAGTTTACGGTTCTGGAACATATTCTAATTGGGATGTTAACATAGGTGGGGCTCAAGGGTTAGATGGGTCTAGTGGAACATCAGGAACATCAGGAATTAACGGTACTTCTGGCTCAAGTGGAACATCTGGAAGTTCTGGTTCAAGTGGAACATCTGGAAGTTCTGGTTCAAGTGGAACATCTGGGAGCTCTGGTTCAAGTGGAACATCTGGGAGCTCTGGTTCAAGTGGAACATCTGGAATAAATGGGACATCGGGAACAAGTGGGCAAGATGGAACTTCTGGCTCGAGTGGTTCATCGGGGTCAAGCGGATCGAGTGGTTCATCAGGTTCAAGCGGATCGAGTGGATCATCAGGTTCAAGCGGAAGTTCAGGGACTTCAGGAATAAATGGGTTAGATGGGACTTCTGGCTCGAGTGGAACATCTGGAATTGACGGGACATCAGGTTCGAGTGGAACTTCTGGTATTAACGGAACTTCTGGAACAAGTGGTATTGATGGTCAAGATGGGACATCGGGCTCAAGCGGAAGCTCAGGTAGTTCTGGTTCTAGTGGATCATCTGGAAGTAGTGGATCATCAGGTACATCAGGGATTGATGGAACTTCCGGAACATCGGGAATAAATGGAACTTCTGGAACATCAGGAATTGACGGAACTAGTGGATCGTCAGGAACTTCTGGCTCAAGCGGAAGCAGTGGAAGTTCTGGTACATCAGGAATTGATGGATTAGATGGAACTAGTGGTTCTTCAGGAACTTCAGGGTCATCTGGTACAAGTGGAATAAATGGAACGTCTGGAAGTTCTGGTTCAAGTGGTACATCAGGGGTTGACGGAACATCTGGTTCAAGTGGAACATCGGGTATAGATGGACAGGACGGTACATCAGGGTCAAGTGGTTCATCAGGAACCTCTGGGTTAAGCGGTACTTCTGGAACATCCGGATCTAGTGGTACATCAGGAATAAATGGTACATCGGGTAGTTCAGGATCTAGTGGTACATCAGGAATTGATGGTCAGGACGGAACTTCAGGGACAAGCGGTCAGGACGGAACATCTGGAACTAGTGGGTCATCAGGATTAAGTGGTACTAGTGGTACTAGCGGTATTGATGGAACATCAGGAAGTTCAGGAACATCTGGAATTAGTGGAAGTTCTGGCTCATCAGGAACATCAGGTATAAATGGATTAGACGGCACTAGTGGGTCATCGGGAACTTCAGGTTTATCTGGAAGTTCTGGAACGAGTGGGTCATCAGGGGCTAGTGGTTCTTCGGGTACATCTGGATCAAGTGGAACTTCGGGAATAAATGGTACATCGGGAAGTTCGGGTTCTAGTGGTACATCAGGAATTGATGGAACTAACGGTTCATCAGGAACTAGTGGTATATCAGGTAGTTCTGGAACAAGTGGATCTTCAGGTACTTCTGGTATTGATGGAACATCAGGATCTTCTGGTATTAGTGGAACGTCAGGTAGTTCAGGTACTTCTGGAACTTCAGGTTCAAGTGGTTCATCTGGTATTTCTGGAACATCCGGCAGTTCTGGTTCATCAGGAACAAGTGGTATTGATGGAACTTCTGGCTCAAGTGGAAGTTCAGGAACGTCTGGAATAAATGGTTTAGATGGAACCAGTGGTTCGTCTGGAACTAGCGGGATTTCAGGAAGTTCTGGAACAAGTGGATCATCTGGTACTTCTGGAATAAATGGTTCGTCAGGTACTTCAGGTATAAACGGAACATCAGGCACTTCAGGAATTGACGGAACTAGTGGAAGTTCGGGAACATCTGGAACTGGAACTAACCTTAGTGTTAGTGATAATACAGGTTTAGGGTTAATTTCAGGTGTTACTGGTGATACATTATATACCGTATTTAATACAACATTAGATCCGTCATTAGCGACCCCGACAACTATTGGTGGAATACCAGCAGGAACAACGGTTTCTCAATTAACAGGAAAAACAAATGTTCAACTTTGGAATGATTTATTATTTCCAACAGTAGAACCTACATATACTATCCCAACAATAACATTAGGTGGAGTTTCAAACCAAACATATGAAATTGGTAGAACATATTCACCAAATATTACATTATCAGGTGTTAAAAATGATGCGGGATTATATACCCAATTAAGAATTTTACGAAATAGTTCACCAATATTTACCGACACTACATTAACCGAATCATCTGCGACAGACATTGCTGCACAATTCGGGTATACTGACCCAAATAATCCTAATCATACATATTCAATTAGTCCAACACCATATAATGAATCATACATTATACCTGGAGGATCTACAACATATCAAGGAGATGGTAATTATGACTCAGGATTACAAAAATTAGATAATAAAGGGAACACAGATTCTAGTGCTTATGCTCTTAGAACAACAACAGGACCTCAATTATCAGGTAATACATTTGGAACTACAACATATACAATAACAGGAATTTATCCATATTTCTGGGGAAAAATGAGTTCGTTGCCAACTGTTGAGTCAATAGCATCTGCAATTTCAGGAGGAACTGCAAATAAAGTTTTAACTGCAGCATCTGGAACATTAACAATAACATATAATTCGTCAAGTGAATATATTTGGGTTGCATATCAAAATAGTTATACAACAAAAACAAAATGGTATGTAGACGCATTTGATAATGGAACTAATGACGGAACTTTTATTACCTCGGTAGCAACGGGAAATGTTAATAGCCCAGATGGTTATTGGTCAGGAATAACATATAAAATGCATTGGAGCGTATACGGCACAACTAAATCAACATTTGAATATAGAAATACTTAATATAAATGGCAATTAACCTTAGCGATAATATTAAAAACCAGTCTCCAAAACATTTAGATTGGAGATACGGCCCCTGGACTGGTGTAACCCATGCAAATAACAATATACCTGGTGGTGTAGGATCATGGAGATCGGTGGGATTAACTGTTGGTATCATAACAGGAGCAACATATGATAACATTTCATTACAATGGTTGGGTGGAACATTATATGAATACTGGTATTATAGTGGAATAACAGATAATGATTTAGTATTAAAATTAAGTTCGGGTGAGCCTGGAGTAAGTGGAACTTCTGGTTCGAGCGGAACTTCAGGCACTAGCGGAACTTCAGGAATAAACGGAACATCTGGAAGTTCAGGAACTAGTGGAACATCGGGATTAGACGGAACCAGCGGAACATCTGGTAGTAGTGGTACTTCAGGCACAAGCGGTAGTTCTGGTACATCAGGAATAAATGGTTTGGACGGAACCAGTGGAACTTCAGGTTCTAGCGGTTCTTCTGGTACTAGTGGTGTTGATGGTACATCTGGAACAAGTGGTTCTAGTGGTACATCCGGTATAAATGGAACATCGGGTTCTTCGGGTAGTTCGGGAACAACTGGAAGTAGTGGTACAAGCGGTTCATCTGGAACTTCTGGTTCGAGCGGAACTTCAGGCACTTCTGGCGTTGATGGAACAAGTGGAAGCTCGGGAAGTAGCGGAACTTCAGGTATAAATGGTCTGGATGGTACTTCTGGCAGTTCGGGAACATCTGGAAGTAGCGGTTCTTCAGGTACAAGTGGAATAAATGGTACAAGCGGTTCATCTGGAACTTCAGGTATAAATGGTTTGGATGGATCAAGTGGTACTTCAGGTACATCTGGCTCAAGTGGTTCTAGTGGTACTTCAGGTATAAATGGAACATCAGGAACATCTGGTAGTTCAGGTACATCTGGAATAGATGGAACAAGTGGAACATCCGGTTCAAGTGGAACTAGTGGAATTGATGGAACATCAGGTTCTTCTGGTAGTTCAGGAACAAGTGGAATAAATGGTACAAGCGGTTCATCTGGAACTTCTGGGTCAAGTGGATCTTCGGGTACATCTGGTAGTAGCGGTTCTTCTGGAACAAGTGGTATCGATGGAACATCTGGATCGAGCGGTAGCTCAGGATCTTCAGGTACTTCTGGTATTGATGGAACAAGCGGAAGCTCAGGAAGTAGCGGAACTTCAGGAATAAATGGTTTGGATGGAACTTCTGGAAGTTCTGGTTCAAGTGGTAGTTCAGGTACGAGTGGTATTAATGGAACTTCAGGGTCTTCTGGCAGTTCAGGTACATCTGGTTCTAGTGGTACATCAGGAAGCTCAGGCTCAAGTGGAACAAGTGGTAGTTCTGGAACATCTGGAATAAATGGATTAGACGGAACTAGTGGATCTTCAGGGACAAGTGGAACATCTGGTAGTAGTGGTTCTTCAGGTAGTTCTGGAACAAGCGGTAGCTCGGGGACATCTGGTTTAGATGGCACCAGTGGAACTTCAGGAAGTTCTGGTTCTTCTGGAACATCGGGATCTAGTGGTACATCAGGGGTTGACGGATCGTTAAATGCTTTACCATTAAAAGCAGTATCCGATGCAGGACAATATACAGGATTTAAAAGTGGAAGTGATATTGATGTATCTTATAACTGGACAAATAGAACAGTAACACTCACGGGTGATTTAACATATTATTGGAGAGGAGTTATATATACTGGTCTTACATCTCCTTGGATATCATCAGGTCATACAAATACAGTAGGAAATTGGTATCTATCATCAACAGATGGCGTTGAATTTACTTGGAGTCAAACCGTTTGGAGTTTTGATCAGATTCAAGTGGCTAGTGTAAATTATCAATCAACATCTGCTTCAAGTTTTTGTATTAGAGAGACACACGAATTAATGGATGTTGAATCACATGAAGAATTCCACTTTAAGATTGGAACATATCATAAAAGTGGATGTGGATTAACATCTGGAACATATAATTTTAATAGTGCAACAGATAATGATACAACGCCTGGTTTTAACATTGGGACTATTAAAGATGAAGATCTTCAGACAACAATTTCGGGTTGGACTCAGGGTGTATATACAAGAATGTATGTTTCTGGTTATACTGCATCAATTTTTGACCTTACAGGATCAACTCCATTTTATGGTACTACCAATACATTTATTCAATTAAACAATCCGTTAACGGGTACATTAACAGTGGGGATTAATAATAGATATTATAACGTTTATCAATTATTAGTACCTGTAACATCCGATAGTGATTCTCAAAAATATAGGATGATAATGGTACAACCGCAGGTTGCATATACATCATTGGCTTCGGCAATAGCTGAAGATGTAAATGGTTTATATCTTGGTTCATTATCAGATAGTTCAGCAGAGTTTGTATTGTATGCAAGAATAACATATTTTACAGCTACCGCCAACGGAAATATTGGTAAAGTAACTATTCGAACTGGCGGTGTAACATATCTAAAAGGTAGCAAAGCATCACAGGTATCAATTGGTGGAATATCTTCAAGTAACCACGCTACTTTATCGAATTTAACTTGGACATCCTCAGCTCACATTGGTACGATTAATCAATTAGCGGGATTTGATGAAAGTGGAAATGCAACATATTATCCCATTGGGACGGGTTCTTCAGGAACATCTGGCTCAAGTGGTACATCAGGAACTTCTGGATCTTCAGGAACTAGTGGCTCGAGTGGAACATCAGGAATAGATGGAACATCAGGTTCTTCAGGTACTTCTGGCTCAAGTGGAACATCGGGTAGTTCAGGTACGAGCGGTATTGACGGAACTAGTGGCTCAAGTGGTAGTTCAGGTACATCTGGAATAGATGGAACTTCTGGCTCAAGTGGTACATCTGGAACTTCTGGGACTTCGGGTTCATCTGGCTCAAGCGGAAGTAGCGGTACATCAGGAATAAACGGATTGGACGGAACTAGTGGTAGTTCAGGTACATCTGGTTCAAGTGGAAGTAGCGGTACATCCGGAATAAACGGTTTGGATGGAACCAGTGGAACTTCAGGAAGTTCTGGAACATCAGGAAGCTCAGGTATTAACGGAACGAGTGGTTCGTCAGGTAGTTCTGGAACATCGGGTTCTAGTGGTACTTCAGGTATAAATGGTTTAGATGGAACTTCTGGCTCAAGTGGCTCTTCAGGTACATCCGGGTCAAGTGGAAGTTCAGGATCGTCTGGTTCTAGCGGAACATCTGGTTCGAGTGGAACGAGTGGTATTGATGGAACTTCAGGTAGTTCGGGAACGAGCGGTAGCTCAGGTTCTAGTGGTTCATCAGGAACCAGTGGAAGTTCGGGTTCTTCAGGTACTTCTGGTAGTTCTGGTTCATCGGGAACAAGCGGTGTTGATGGAACTTCAGGTTCTAGTGGTACATCAGGAAGTTCAGGAACATCGGGAATAAATGGATTGGACGGTACGTCAGGTACTTCTGGTAGTAGTGGTTCAAGTGGTTCAAGTGGGTCTTCTGGAAGTTCGGGAACAAGTGGAAGTAGTGGAACTTCCGGCTCAAGTGGCTCATCAGGTTCTTCAGGAACATCCGGCACATCTGGAACTAGCGGTTCTAGTGGAACGTCAGGTTCTTCGGGAACTAGTGGTATTAACGGGACTTCAGGTAGCTCAGGAACATCTGGAAGTAGCGGTAGTTCAGGAACAAGTGGAATAAATGGTACAAGCGGTTCATCTGGAACTTCGGGTTCGTCAGGAACTTCTGGTACATCAGGCATAAATGGTTTGGATGGAACCTCCGGTACAAGTGGTTCATCTGGAACTTCCGGGACTTCAGGTTCTTCTGGTAGCTCAGGCACATCGGGAATAAACGGATTGGATGGAACTTCAGGTACATCAGGCTCAAGTGGTACATCAGGTATAAATGGATTAGACGGTACTTCTGGCACTTCAGGGTCATCTGGTTCTAGTGGAACTTCCGGAAGCTCTGGTTCAAGTGGAAGTTCGGGAAGTAGTGGTACATCCGGGTCAAGTGGTTCATCAGGAACATCAGGTAGTTCAGGAACATCGGGAATAAATGGATTAGACGGAACATCAGGTAGTTCTGGCACAAGTGGAACATCAGGAATTGATGGAACTAGTGGTTCGTCAGGTACGAGTGGAATAAACGGTTTAGATGGAACATCTGGTTCAAGTGGATCATCGGGCACATCTGGTTCTTCTGGGTCAAGTGGAAGCTCTGGAAGTACTGGAACATCGGGATCTTCAGGGACATCAGGTTCTTCTGGCTCAAGCGGTAGTTCGGGAACATCTGGTTCAAGTGGATCATCGGGTACATCCGGTAGTTCTGGCACAAGCGGAACATCAGGTATAAATGGTTTGGATGGAACATCGGGTTCTAGCGGTACATCAGGAACTAGTGGGTCAAGCGGAAGTTCGGGTACATCTGGTAGTTCAGGAACATCCGGTTCTTCAGGAACATCTGGTTCATCTGGAACTTCAGGAAGCTCAGGCTCAAGCGGCAGTTCTGGGTCATCGGGAAGTTCTGGTTCTTCAGGTTCAAGCGGAAGTTCAGGATCTTCTGGAAGTAGCGGAACATCCGGCTCAAGCGGTTCTTCAGGAACATCTGGTTCAAGTGGAAGCTCTGGCTCTTCGGGAACATCGGGTTCTTCAGGAAGCTCAGGAACAAGTGGTATTGATGGAACTTCAGGTAGTTCAGGTTCAAGCGGAAGTTCTGGGTCATCGGGAACCAGTGGAAGCTCGGGTACAAGCGGTATTAATGGTACATCTGGAACAAGTGGTTCTAGCGGTACTTCAGGTATAAATGGAACATCAGGAACATCTGGTAGTTCAGGTTCTTCTGGAACATCAGGTATAAATGGTTTGAATGGAACTAGTGGTTCATCAGGTACAAGTGGTACATCGGGATCGAGTGGGTCTTCTGGCAGTTCAGGTACATCAGGAACATCTGGAAGCTCAGGGTCATCTGGTTCTTCCGGGACATCAGGAACTAGTGGTACATCTGGAAGTTCGGGTTCGTCAGGATCGTCCGGAAGTAGTGGTAGTTCAGGATCTAGTGGGTCTTCTGGTAGTTCAGGAACTAGCGGAATTGATGGAACATCCGGTTCATCGGGTTCTAGTGGGACATCAGGAACTAGTGGAAGTAGCGGAACATCGGGAACATCAGGAAGTTCTGGTTCAAGTGGTTCATCGGGTTCTAGCGGTATTGATGGAACATCAGGCACTAGTGGTTCTTCAGGTACATCTGGCACAAGCGGAAGTAGTGGTACTGCGGGCACATCAGGTAGTTCTGGTTCTAGCGGTACTAGTGGAATAAATGGAACATCTGGCACCAGTGGTTCATCTGGTTCTTCTGGATCATCCGGTTCAAGTGGAACTTCAGGTACATCAGGTAGTTCAGGAACAAGTGGAACATCAGGTTCGAGCGGTAGTTCTGGGTCTTCTGGTACATCGGGTATTAATGGTACAAGTGGGTCATCTGGATCAAGTGGGTCATCTGGTTCTTCAGGTACAAGTGGAACTTCGGGTATCTTTGGATCAGTTTATGAATACACTTCATCCGTAGGAAACTCAACGTCAACAGCAACAACTCCACAAACAAAAGCGACGTTAACTACAAGTAATCTACCTTCGGGAACATATAAAATTATTGCAACATGGAAATGGTCTCATTCAAGTATTGCTAACGCGGCATTGTTTAGAATAACATTAAACGGGTCACCTATTGGAACACAAACACAATTATCAATTGAGCCACAAGACATCACTAATGTGGAAACAAATAGTATTATTGAAATTACCACGTTATCTGGGGTAAATACAATAGTTTTAGAATATTGGAATGTTGGAAGTTCAACCACTATATCGGATGCATACATTGAAGTAATGAGAATAACTTAATATAAAGAAACATGAAATTATTAGTATACACAATTGGAGGTCAAAAAATAGGGATTGACATTTTAACATGGGATGAACCTATGTTGAGCGGAAATACAGCGTTCATAACTATTAGTGATACTGGTAGTACTCCAACAAATTATGTTGACATATCATCAACCACTAACTGGGATAATTTTGGGTCTTTAACAACGTTAAGTCGTGCTGAGATTAGAGAAGAAATTATTAAATTAATTCCTGACGAACCAACACCATCTGAATATGAAATATTGTGGAGTTATGAAGACGTTGGATATAACGATATACTTGATATTGATAATAAATTAAATTTATCAAGAACAAGAATACCTGGAACTCTTTCGGGCATTACAGATAATAAATTATCAATTACCCAATTTAATGAATACACAGGATCAACCCAAACCGAAATAGAAAATACCCTAAAGCTAGACCAAACTAATCCACAGATAGTTAGTGGTGGTAGTCCCCAATTTGATGGAATTAGATTTAATACGAGCACTGGAATTACACATACTCATGATGTAGGTAGACTTCATTGGAATGCTTTTGATAAAACACTTGAGGTTGATGTTAATGATGAGGTTTCGTTACAAATAGGGCAAGAACTTGTTTATAATGCATATAATGAAAGCGGTGTTGAAATTTTAAATGGTCAACTTGTAAGTATTGTAGATAATAAAATTCTTGGTGGTGTTGAAGTACTTACAATTGAATTGACTGATGCCACCAAGAGTCCAAGAAGTCTTGGTATGGCTACGCAAACCATACCAAATAATAGTTTTGGTTTTGTTACGAGTTTTGGTAAAGTTAGAGGTATTGATACTAATGGATATAGTGGC